ATGGCTAAACCGAGACAAAAACCATCAGGCAAGTGGGAAATTGGCTTACGCCATCCCCTGCTCCCAGGTGGACGCAAATACTTTACCTTCGATTCGGAAGAAGAGGCTGTAAGGTATGCGCAACAATGGAAATTAATGAGGCAGACCGACCTGCCATTGCCCCAAGAGTTGGTGGCTCCAGCTTCTTCGGCAGGCGATGTGCGCCTCTCCCGCGTGCTGGGCGAGTGGGCCGATAGCGGATTTGCTGCCCCGACACAACTCCTGACCTTGAAGACGCTCACGCATGAGATTGGTGCTGTCAAGCTGCTGGAGGCCAATTACTCATGGTTGTCGGGGTACGTTCGCCAGTTGAAGGTGGAAAAAAACCTGTCCCCCGGATCTATCAAGCACCGTATCCAAGCCCTGAGCCGGGCCATTGATGAATATCTGCGCCACCATCCAAGCCTGACGACTATCGCCAACCCCATCAAGCTGCTGCCCAAGGGCTATTCGACCTACACCGATATGGATGCCAAGCTGGTTCAGGCAAAAGGCGGAGAGGTTAAGCAGTCCGTAACGCGGGATCGACGGCTACAACCCGGTGAACACGAGAAGATCGTTCAGGTGCTGTCTGGTTATGAGCGCCCAGACCGGCCCCGTGGCTTGCAGCTCAAGGGTGGCAATGCCCTGCTGACGCTCTACCTGTTGATCGTCAATTCAGGTTTGCGCCTCAAGGAGGCGTACACCCTCAAGCGCCAGCAGGTCGATATGGACAACAAGGTGCTGCGGGTGCAGAACTCCAAGCAGTGGCGGGGGAAGGTTAGTTTTCGGGATGTGCCTATGCGTCAAGAAGTGCATCAGGCGCTAACCGAGTATCTGGCCACCAGACCTATGGTGCCCAGTGCTTGGTTTTTCCCATTCATGGAAGAGGAGGGGGTCAAGGGGATGAAGACAGTCAGCCAGCGGCTGTCGTTCCGGTTCAAGATCGCGTTCGAGTACATGGACATCAAAGACCTGCACGAACATGACCTGAGACATGAAGCAACCTGCCGCTGGCTGGAGCTGAAAGACGCAGACGGACGCGACCTTTTCCGTCTGGAAGAGTTGAACCGGATCATGGGCTGGACACCGGGTTCGCTGATGGCCCAGCGGTACGCCAGCTTCAGGGGTGTAGACCTTGCCCAACGGCTGTGGGCATTGCCACTTGGGGCAAAGCCGGAGGCACCCTCCGGCGGGACTTGATGGGCCGAAGGGCGGTGGCGGCTGCCGGTTGGCTCAATTTCTTTTGAACCTCGATACGGCGCTCCTGCGCCTCGTTACGGGCTTTTTCTGCCAGATAGGCCAGCAGGTCTGATTTGACGTAGATCCAGCCACGCCCGAACTTGACGGCGGGCAGCTCGCCTTTGCGGGTGAGTTCCTCTACGGTTTCGGAATTGCATTGCAGCAGTTCTGCACATTGCTCGGCGTTGATGGTCTCTGCCATGTTGGTGGTGCTCCAAAAGAAAAAGCCCCGACTGGCGGGGCGTGGTGGGTGAGGGCGGAAAAAAGCTGCTGGGGTAGTGGCTGGCGGTAAGAAACCATGTGCTGCTCTATTCAAAAAGACGCACAATGGCCGCATGAACAACGTCATGCGTCCTGCATTTCGCAAATTTGAAGTCATCGTCACCCACGATGCCAGGGTCTGGTTGATCGACCCATAGATGGCCTAAGAGAGCGGGTTTGTACGTTGAGGTCTGCTGTGGGCGCCATGGCGCTATAAACAGCAGGTAGCGTCTCTTAATTAAATGACAAAAAAGCTATGGACAAATCAACCACACTAGATGAATTCCTGATTCGTAACAGCATTGATACAGATGATTGGAAAAAGAGCGGTTTGTCATGGGAGCAACTTCAGGCCATAGCCGAGGATCACGATAGGCAGTCCGATTACCTACGTGACTCTGCAGAACTGTTTGCTCGAGTCATACAACGCTTCATCGGAGTTCACTCTGTCCGTTGGCGAATCAAGGACACCGAACATTTGATGGAAAAAATTGTTCGGAAGCGAGCGGCAGGAGAGGAAAAGTATGCGTCTATAGATCCATCGAACTACTTTAAAGTGGTTACTGATTTAGTGGGTCTAAGGGCACTGCACCTCTTTAAGGAGGACTGCTTTTCAATCGACAGGCATCTCCGCAACACTTGGGCTACTGCGGAAGATCCGATTGCCTACGTAAGGAAAGGGGATCCGGCTGACCTAGGGCAGAGGTTCTCCGAGCTAGGTTTTGAAGTCAAGGAACATCCCGCCGGATATCGATCAGTCCATTACGTATGTGTGACCCAACCGATGCAGAGAATGGTGTACGCTGAGATTCAGGTTAGAACAATCTTTGAAGAAGCCTGGAGTGAAATTGATCACCGTGTAAGGTATCCTAATTTTTCAGACAATCAGCTTGTTTCATATTTTCTTGCTATCTTCAATCGTCTTGCGGGTAGTGCAGATGAGATGGGTACGTTCGTGCGGGAGCTTACTGGTGCTTTGCAAGAATCTGAGGCAGCGATCACATGCGCCAATAGAGAAAAGGAAGAAGCTCTGGAGAAGATAAAGAATATGGTTTCTGATCTTGATGAATTCAAGAAGCAGGATGCTAGTAGCAAAGAAAAAGTTAGATCTCTGTATGCGGAGATTGATAAGCTTCGACAGCTTAACACGGTTGGTATGCCAACCGTATCGACTAATACTAGAGGAGCAGCGATCGCTGATCTTGTAAAAGGCTTAGAGCCAACGTCTGTAAAAATTGCAAGAGAAGAGATGCGCCGTATAGGTGAGAGCCAATTAGGTGATATGCGAATTGGTGTTGAAGAATCTGCCTTGATTAGGGCGTTGAAAAAGCATATGTGATATAAATAATTTGCCACCATTTAAATGTATTGAATAATAAGTAAATAAATACGAAATTGCAGTAACATTGTTTCGTAGCGGTGATTTTTTCGAAATAAATTTCATATGCCATTAATGAATTTAAAAACTAGATTCTTTCTTGGAATCTTTGACTTAAAGGAGTATGTGCTGATTTATAACTTTTTCCAGATTTTTCAATTAATCCTATAGCGAGTAGTTTTGCCTGCAATTCCCGCGCCGTCCCCGTGCTGCCTCCTACTAACTCCTGAATAGCCCGCACGCTCGGACTCATGCCACCCAACACGGCGGCCCGCACCTTGGCATACCGCTGGTCGGTGGCGGTGGGCGTGCTGGGGATTTCGGTGGCCGGTACCGCAACTGGCTCAAGTACAGGACTGTGCTGCTGTGCTTCTGGGAGCACGGTACTGGCAGGCACAGTTGGCACGGTTTCTACAGAGGAGAGCACGGTGGTTTTTGACTGTGCTGGCACGGTTGGCACGGTATCTGGCACAGCACGGTTGGCACAGTTGGCACGCAGAAGCACACCCGCTGTACTCATCATCACCAGACCTGTAATGCTCATGAGCACTGCTCGGGCTGTGCTGTAGGCCAACACCCCGTGGTGCCCAAGTGCCTGCGCCAAAGTGTGCTGCTGCTGTGCCAGCAACCGTGCCAGCTCTAGCGCTTGGGCGTCGGCTTGTGCTTCCAGAGCTTGGGCCGACTGCAAAAGCTGGGCACCGTCTTGGCGTTGGTTGATAAAGCGGCTGCCCACCTGCTCTTGGGCCGTTTGGCGCATGGCAATCGCGCTTTGCTGGGCTTTAGAAATACTGCTGTGCAGATAATCAATGCGGGCTTGCGTACCGGCCCGACTGGCTTCACTCGATTGCACTAATACCTGTTGGGTGGCAAATACCGTGACGGCTTCAAAAATCACCAGTAGCAGGCCCATACCCAGTAGAAGCCAGCGCAAAGACCGCATAATTTTGATGGGTAGTAGGGCTGCAATGAAAAATGCTGCAACCTCTGCGGCAATCATCAGCAACCCTGCAATCGCCAGTGCATCACGGGCAGTTTCATTAGGCTCCATCCGCTGCAAACCCAGAACAAAGAAATGCCCGGTGACTGCGCTGAAAGATAGGCCAATGCAGGCAGAAACGGCGGCCAAGGCTTTGTAAATCTGGGGGGATAGATGCGGTGGCATTTTATGGATGTGGAAATTTAAAAAGCCCGCACTGGGCGGGCTGGGGATTACCAGTAGCTAGATCAGTCGCTACCAAACTCGCGCAAAAACTCGTCTTGCGTTTGGGGTGCTTGCACGGCTTGTGCCGTTTCCATTCGAGGTGCGGGCATCGGCACCATCATTTCTGGTGCAGGCGGGGCGCTGGATGCCAGCATTTCTTGCACTTCCCCAGTTTCAGGGTCAACCACGGTCGGTGCATCGTCAGGCAGGATGCTGAATTCCCCGTCAATAGTGTCGAGGTGCTGATCTTTTCCTGCCTCAGCCATTCCATCCAGTGCAGCAGCCGTCTGAAACTCTATGGACAGCGGCAGATACTTGGCCAAGCGGCGGATAACAGTTTTGCGGCCCATTTCCACAAAATGCTCTTTCCAGACGCTGCTCGGGCGTTTGTTTTTGGCTTCTGCCGCAGCCCGGATTTGCTCCACTTGCAAGCGGCTCATGAACTCAAAGCAGTGCCCCCCATCCTTGAGCTTGGCGACCGCATAAAAACCAATGACTTGGCCGCGCTCACCCAAGCAAGGCTTGTGCTCTAGCTTCTCATCCAAGCCATAGACCAAATCAAAGTGGTCGTTTTCACAGACCTCATGTGCTGCAATGCTGATGATCTGGCCGCTGCGCCGGGCCAAATCTATCAAGCCTTTGTAGCCGATGATGACTTGAACGCTGTTCACCCATCGCTCTTGGCCACTGGCATCTTTGCGCTTGGTATTGAAAGGCAGCAGGTAGGCATGACCCAACACGGTATTAGGTTCCAGTCCCATTTGGGCGCACTGCCCAATGGCCCCCACCAAGCTGGCGACATCGCACTTGGCTAGGGCTGGGGTGGTGGTAGCGGCAATTTGAGCCACCTTGAGCAGACGCTCGGCATTGAGATGCTTGGGCAGCATCTTCTCGATTTCTGCCCGTTTGCTTGTCAGCAGATAGGCAATTTGCTGTTTGGGTGGCAGTTCTTTATAGCTGACAGCAGCAGAGGTAGTTTTGGCAACGGCAGATTTGAGTGCGGTAGTCATGATGGGGTTTTCCTGTGGGATCGTTATTGCTTGGCAAAGAGGAATCGGCGGCTGCCGGGTTGGGTATGGGTGTGGGCAGCAATGAGTTCTTTGCTGGCTCCGCAGGCGATAGCCACGGCTTGCCAGTCGGTTTTGCGGCTGTCTTTGGGGCATTTCCAACTGACCAGCTTGCGCCCGTGTAGGGTGACGCTTGAGGCTTCGCCTAGGGATGCCTTGAGGGTGTCCAGACATTGCTCTAGGGTCTGTTCTGCGGCCTCAATCTGCGCCCGCAAGGCCACGGCATCGCTGTAGGCGGCCAGCATTTCAGTGTTGGCCTCAATGGCTTGGCCGTTGTCCAGTGGGAACAGCTTGGCGGCATCTGCGCCATTGCTGATGGCTGGTGGAACCCCTTTGAGCACATGGTCAAACCAGAAGATTCGGCATTGCTCCACCATGCTGGCGATGGTTTCTTCATCGCGCTCGATGCGCTTGATGACGAATTTCTGACCACCAATCAGGCAGGCAAAATCACACCATGGTTGCCCCGTCACGGCCAGATACCACATCCCTTGGGCCGCGTAATGCACGGGGATGGCCTCATCATCACCATCGCGGCCCCAGTCGCTAGCCTTGTAAGCGCTGGCTGTTTTGCATTCGAGGATGCCTTCAACCCCCAACAAGTGACCATCGCTGTCCAACCGTGCCCGGCTGCTAGGGGTGACGATGGCACGGTCAATATTGGCCAGTGCCCAGGGGTGGTGGGGGTGGCGCAACAACTGGCGCACGCGCTGCACTTTGCAGCCGCTGCGCTTGGCGTACTCTTGCGCTACCACGTCTTCCAGTACCGTGCCCCAATAGGCGGGTTCACTCATCTCATCGGGTTGGGGTGGTGCAGTCTTGGTCAGGTAAACATCTAGCGGTGTTTTCCAAGGTGAAAAACCCAAGATGGCAGCCACATCGCTGCCGCCGATACCTTGGCGGCGGGCATCCAAGAAGGCTTGTCGTTCAGCGTTACTCATTGGAGCATTCATGGTCTGACTCCTGAAAATTGGTGGGTGGTGTTCAAAATTGGCAGCGGCCCCGGATGGCGCTTGCCCGAGAACCGATTGCCGATATGCCAAGCGCCGCACTCTTGGCATTGGTAGGCAGCCATTGGCCGGTTGTGGGCGGCGCTGGCTTTGCGTGCCCTTTTCTGGGCCAGCTTGTGTGTCAGCGGTGCTTTACCGCTGGGGCAGGTGTTCAACTGATGGCCCATGCAATCGCTCCGGCTGCCAGCGTTGTTGGGTACCCATGGCGCTGGTCGTTGCTGTCCAGCGCTGCGCACAGGCAGAAAAAAGCCGCGACAAGCGCGGCTGTGATGATCCAGAGGGTGATGCGGCTCATTGCCGCACGCACAGCACAATGATGCTGCGCGCCTCCGGGTAATCCAAGGCGGCTTGGTTATAGACGGCCTTGGTGCTGGAGCCGATGACGTCAAAATGATGGCGTCCAATCTTGACGATGTATCGGCTCATCGCTCCACCCCCGCGCACTCCAGCACCGAGTCGAGCATCTCCACCAGCACTTCCGGGGTGACTTGCTTGGCCATCTCATCGAGCATCCGCAGAACTTGGTCTTTCGACATTTCCAGCGTCAGGCCAACGATCCCCGGCTCATAGCAGGGCAGGAGCTGGGCCGATTCGACCTTAATGGGCAGTTTCATAGCCAGCTCCTACGATCTTTTCGGCGTACATCTCGATCCAGTGCTTAGCCAGCATGGCCCGCAGCGTGGCTACCAAGGGGCAGGCACTCTTGGCCATCACTTCCATCAGGGCGTCATGGGGGCCGGTGTAGGTCAGGGAGTCGTCAATGGCCTCGATAGCAGACATTTGCATGACCTCGCCGTCCCAGCGCAATGTGGGCACCTTCAGGGTGTGTAGGGGCTGCACGGTCACGCCTTCGGTGAAGGTCGAGCGGATTTGTGCTGCCACCTGCTCGTATGCGTAGGCGGATGCGTTCTGTTGCCGCTCCAGATAGTCGTCGTGACGCGCTGCGTCAATTTCAGGGTTTGCTGTGTAGAACATGGACTTCTCCTTGGGACGTAAAAAAGCCCGCTGGGGGCGGGCTTGGGCATAAAAAAACCGCCTCAATGGGCGGCTGGTGGGGGAGACGGGCAAACGGCGATCGCGCTGGGCTATGGCTTAGCGACTGGCAATGGAGGCGTTGCAGGAACTGGCGCAGTTATGGGCGTAGCGGCTGGTGCAGGCGCAATCGTTATTCGGTCGCCAAACTTGATGTACAGGCCAAAAAGTGCTGATGCCACAATGCCAGCTACCGCCGTGCCGCCAATAATCAGCGTTTGCCAGCGCACCAAACCATCTACTTTTTTCTTGGTACCACCTGTCGTGTCTTGAATAGCATCGACCTTGCCCTCTAACCGGGCCATACCTACCTTATGTTCCACATCCATCTGGTGAATGGCAGAACGTAGTTCCATAACGGCTTGGACGAAGTGGTACTCAGGATGACCCCTGCCTATGTTTTGGATAGGCTCCGTCAGGGGTGAACGCAGCGGTTCACCTTCATCTTGAAGGGGGTTACGGGCGGCACTCATTGACTAAACTTCAAAGACAGCCATTCCCACATGTCGTTAGGGCCACGACCGTGATAAGAGCTGATCGGAGCAACGATCGCAGCCCCAATCGGCGACTTTTCACCATCCGGTTGCCCTGTTACGCCCAAGTGGTTGGTTAGCTCCTTACTTGTTCCGTTGTATGTAACCAACCAGCCACGGTTATTGGCCAGTGGGTGGCGGTTGTGCTCTTCCAGCATCGACTGCACCGCTTGATTAAGCGGCGCGGTGTCTTTGGCCAGAGGGATGACAAGAAAAACGGGCATGGCGATGATTGTATGGTTTAAAACTAAACCTTGTGAATGGAAGCCTGAACCGCCTCTCGCAAGGCTGCTCAGGTTTCCGCCCTTGTTGTCAAAGGCGTGCGGACTCTGGTATCCGTTTGACCGAATCAACATTCGGCACCTTCGCTGGTGACATCCTCCTGCCCTCTCTGCGCAGGCCCTTCCCTACCCGTGTACCGCGCTTTGGCGGACTGGGACTGCCTAGCTTTTGGCAGCGCAACCTTTCGGCTGCTCTTTCTGTGTTGAGTTGTTAGAGGGCAGGGCGCGCCTGTTCGATGACTCGGTGCCCGCGCCGCGTTTTTTGCGGCATGGTATGATTCTAGTTCAAAACTAGAAAAAAGCTAGATTAAAACTAGAAATACCCAAAACATAGGGTAAACCCCTAGTTTTTGGCAGAAGGATGAGTGAGCGGAAAGTGGGGCGTAAAACCCCCATACATCCGGCAATGACGTATAATGTTGCCTATGCTTACCGTGATAGAAACCCCCATTTTTCAGCGCATGGTGGCAGATGTGCTTAACGATGCTGATCGCCAGTTGCTGATTCAGTGGATTGCTGGCAACCCGTTGGCGGGCGATGTCATTCCCGGTGCAGATGGCCTACGCAAGGTGCGCTGGGGCCGCGCTGGCATGGGCAAGCGTGGTGGGGGGCGCGTGATTTACTTCACGCGACTGGCTCATGGTGAGGTGGTGTTGGTGGCTATTTATGCCAAAGCCAAATTCGACAATATGCCCGCCGCTGTTCTGAAGATGTGGAAGGATGCTTACGATGCCTAAAACCGTGAAGATGGACGCTGAAATGCAGGCGTTTGCCAATGATGTGCTGGAGTCGATTCAGCAGGCCAAACGTGGAGAGGGGCGTGTGCATCGCGTCACCCTGACAGTTGCAGCACAGGCGCGGGCCAAGGTGGGGGTTTCGCAGTCCGCATTTGCCAAGCTGCTGGGGGTAAGTGTACGCACGCTGCAAGAATGGGAGCAGGGGCGCAGACAGCCCTCTGGGGCGGCTCAGTCCCTAATGCGCGTTGCCCAAGCGCACCCCGAAATACTGCGTGAGCTGGTGACAACTTGAACGCAAAAAGTCGCCTTAACGGAAGGAGCCGCGCTACATCGCACTGGCCTGCAAAGGCTGGGAGGTGCAGTCTGAAGCTCAATGCCGCGCCCGTGGTGCACGGCTGAAGTTGGAGCAGAAAAGCCAATTTTTTTGTAAAAATAAACCTTAAATTTATGCAGGAATTATAAATTCTGCATCCAGTAGAATCAGCCAATAAGGGGTGAAAAAATGACTATTTTTACTATAGGCTATGAAGGACTGGACATTGATACGTTTATGTCCTTGCTCGCTGCGTATGAGATCGAGGCTATTGTAGACGTCCGAGAATTGCCTTTATCGCGCAAGCCGGGATTTTCGAAAAGGGCGTTGGCTAACGTGTTGAATATTTCTGGTCGTGAGTACATTCACATGGTGACTTTGGGGTGTCCCAAATTAGTTCGGGATCAGTACCGAGTAGACGGTGACTGGAAACGCTACACCATTGGTTTTATGGAGCACTTGAAGCTACAAAAGTCTGCAATAGCCAACCTATCTGGCTTAGTACATGGAATGAACTGTGCTCTACTGTGTTACGAAGCCGATTCCAATTTTTGCCATCGTTCGATGGTAGCAAATGCAGTTCGGGACTTTTGTGGTGCAGAAATAAAGCATATTAAAGCTACTGCCACCATCAAAAAAGTAGGCACTGATTTTCTGTCTCAGATGGCATTTGCTTAGGTGGATAGATCAGACTAATGATGAGCCACTGATCTTGGAATCTATGCTGATTTCCCATAAGAAACATCAAGTCTCTTTTTTCTGAGAAATGGCTCTCTAATTTATCTCTAAATGGAGTTTCCCAATTGATTCCGTGACTGGCACGACAGTTCCAAAATAAAGCGCCAGCTTCCCAATCAACAATTTTATTTTTATAAGATTTTTCACCTTCTGGCGAATCATAAGTGTAGTGATAGTAGAAATCAAAAGGAATCTTCTGTAGTTCTCGTACTTGCTTCGTTGCGTCAAATTCGGAAAAGAAATTCCCCTGCATTTGCGAGCGCACAAGTTTTTCTTTTTCTTCTTTTGTCCAGTCTTGATTTCTGGACTTCGTAATTTCCAGTTTAATAATTTCTTTCGGCTTTAATAAACCAATTGAAGGCCCATCATTAAATACCTTCATATTTAGAATGTCAAAATTTTTAAGAATTGGGATTTTTTCAATCCAAATTTGACGTAATTTCCATTCATTCTTGGGCGATATAATATCGCCGCAAGAAATCGAATCAATGTAAATTTTGTGGCTTTCAGCTCGGTGGTCTCCGATAGCCTTTTCCACTTGTACTTCAATCCATTGCCACTTTTTAAACTGTTGATTATTTCCGAGCATTCGGAATGGCACAGGATACAATCGGCGCATTAGCCCGTCTTCATTGATACCTGCTATGCAGGATGTTTCCATATATTGAGCACTTGGTGATGGATGTGTCTTCGCCAAGATCAGCACTTTTTCTCTTTTTATTAACCCCATTTTTTATCCTTTTTTCTTTTGCAATAATCAATGATTATGCTTAATACCTTAATAAGAGAAATTAAAATAACCCAAACCATCCACTCTGGAATAGATTTTGTAATTTCTTTAAATTGATAAGAAATTAATTTGAATACCCAATTTCCAATCCATAGAATTATTGGATAGGCCAGAAATAAACCTATTAAGAATGAACCTAGACTATGTCTTCCGTTGTGATCAAGCATAGTCGAGATCAGGCCAGAAAAAATAATAGCTAATGGAAATGATAGAAGTGCCCAGAAGGCACCGCTACTATCTCTAGCAAATGCTAACTCGGGTGCGATAAGAAATATAAAAAATAATTTTAACCGCAAGACCAAATCCTAATTAAATATTTATTTAAATCAATATTTGATGATTATTAGATGCGCTCACTTTGCTTATGCACAATCTCACCAATGATGATGCTGTGCTCATCGCAAATTTTGCGTGGGTAGCGGCGCTGGTCGGGGTTGTCTGAGCACAGCCACCATTGGCCGCCGTCACGCGCCAGCCGTTTAATGACCATCTCGCCTTCGTAATTGACGGCAAACACTACGCCATCTTTGGGCACTACGCTGTCTGTGTTGACGACTACCGTGTCGCCATCAAACAAGCCCGGCTCCATGCTGTGGTTGGCTACCTTGATGGCAAACAGCTTTTCGGGGCGCAGGCCACGGCCTTCATACCACTGGCGCTGAAACACGATGGGGGCACCATCTTCTTCGCGGTACTCCACGCCGAAGCCTGTGGCACCTGCTGAAAGCTTGAACTGAACCCGGCGCACGGCTGGGTAGTCTGGGTTGTTTTCTAGCGCAATCGGCGTGGGCATCAGCCTAGGCCCTGCGGTCAGCGGGACCACTTCTCCTTTGCTGGTGGCTAGGCTGTTGTTGGCATCAACAGGTACAGAAAACTGGTCTATATCAAACCACTCAAGAGGGCGGCCACCGGAAAATGCTGCGGCAATTTTTTTTGCAGCTCTTTTCCCGACAACGCGCCTCTCTCCATCTTTGTTTGGTTTTCCTTCTACCAACTGATAGACGTACTCCTCAGATAGTCCTGCTGTTTCTGCGACCTCGCGGTATCCGCGCCTTTTGTCGCCGTGCCCCAGTGACTCAACGAGTCTTACCAGGTTTTTCATCCATACGTCTTCAATTGTCATAGTCGTATTCAAGCAAAAAACTAGACACATGAGCTAGATTTAGACTAGGGAAAAGCTAGTTTTGAACTAGAATATGCGGCATGAACCCCATCCCCATAGAAGCCCGCCGCGAGCTTGCCAAAAAGAGCGGCATTGGTGACGACTACCTCTATCAGGTGCTGACCCGGCGCAAACCGGCCAGCTTGGAGCTGTGCATCAACCTGGAGCGAGAGAGTCAGCGCGCCATCACCTGCGAAGACCTGCGCCCCGACATTGACTGGGCCTACCTGCGCGGCACGGCCAAGGCCACCACCACAGAACAGGGGGCGGGCCATGCCTGATCTTCCCCTGATGGCCGCCACCGAGTGGGCGCGCAGCAACTCCACCACAGAGCGTGACCCTGTGGCTTTTGGGCATAAGGTGGCGCAGGTGTATTTGGCTGCCCAGGCCACCCGGCACCACAGTGGGAATGAGCAGGCTACGGCTGCTGCTCTGGCTGCACTATCAGTTCCTGCCATTGATACCACCTCTGCACAGGATGGGCAAGAACTTAAGGCGATTCTTGCTTTCCCCCAGGAACGACCTGTATCAGATTGCGTAACGCTTCGCGATCTCGAACAGGCGGGGGTTTTTGCACGCTCAGGAGCAGTGGCGCATCCGGATCGCCTCGCAAGATCGGTGTTAAGTGCTGAGCCAGCCATTTCAACTCCTCGGTCATCGTGGCTGACTCGACTTTTGGCAGGCCCTCCAACAGTTTTGCAATGGATTCGGCGGTGGTGGAGTCGATTGCCCGAAGGTGCAGACAAATGAGTGCAATTAGATCGGTCATAGCATCGGATCGTTGGTACAGCTGTTCTATTGCTTTCACCAATGATGCGGTGACATCTTTTTCTTTCATGGCCGGGGCCTTTGCTGGGTTGTTGAGGAACTCCCATTGTGGCAAAGCAACCCCGGCCACCATTCAGGAGGTCATCCATGCCTAAGCCCCTGCTTACCCCCGAACCCATCAAAGCCAAAGCACTGGAGCTTCTTCGCCAGTTGAACGGGCTTTCGTATGCAGATGCGTTGTATGCGCTTGAGGTGGCCCAGCGAACGATGGAAGACGCGGTTGAGCGCTTGCAGAAAGAGCAGCGCTTTACCCCTCCTGTTTTCCAACAGTGTTCTCCCAAAGATTCGGGAGATCGTCTTTGAGCAACCGATGCAGCTTGTCCCAGGAGCCAGCCCATGCCTGACCCCATGAACTCCACCACCATGTTGGCCCGCAGTGGCCACACCGACCCCGGCGGGAAGATGACCTCTCGGCTGGACGTTCCATGTTCTGACGAACTCAATGATGCGTTCATCACCATTTCCACTTTGAGAAGCCGCCCCAAGGCCGAGTGCATCCGCGAATCCCTAGAGCAAGATGCTTGGGGGGCACTGGCTATTGCACAGCGCAGGATGGGCAACCATGTTGCCGCAGACCACAGCGACTGCCATATTGGTATGGAAGAAGCCCTGACGGCCTTGGCCACACTGCACGGCATCTCGGTACAGGAATACAAAGATGCCGTACTGGAGCGCCACGCCTTCGGTCGTTTGGTCATGGCCGTGAGGATGACACGCGGCGCTACCAAAAGCCATCCGACGAATAGCCGGGGGATTTTGTGAGCACCCCACCCCCAACGCCAACACCGTCGTCATGGACGACAGCGCAATTGCAGCGCATGGGCACCCATCAGTCTGGGCGCAATGGAGCCAGAAACGCCATGCCGCTGGAGGTGCCCCGGTACAGCCCCACAGGCTCCAAGCCGGGCACGATCAAAGTGGGGTCGGCATCGTGGGCGGTGCTGGCTGTACTGCGCAAGACAGGCGCATGGATGACCCACGCACAGATCCTGCTAGCCACCAAGCGCGGCACTAAGTCGGTGTGCTGGGCCTTGCTTTATTTGCAAGCACTGGGACTGATCGAATCCGGTACCGATACCCGCAACAGCCGGTACAAGCGCTACCGGGCCAAGAAGCTGGAGAGCATATGAGCAACACCACCCTCCCCACCCCACTGACCCCCGCAGACTGCGACTTGCGGGACTTCCCATTCATGCTGTTGGATGTAAAGCGCCTACGCGACTCAGACATGGCGCTGACCGAAACCCCAGAAGCCTGCTGGGCAGCATTGCTGCTGTGGTGTGCCAGTTGGCACCAAGTGCCCGCTGGCAGCCTGTCAGACGATGACCGGGTGCTGGCCAACTTGGCTGGCTATGGTCGTGTGGTCAAAGAGTGGCGCAAGCACAAGGCAGGTGCCCTGCATGGCTGGGTGAAATGCAGCGATGGTCGTCTGTACCACAAGACGGTGGCCGAGAAGGCTAATGCGGCTTGGGAGTCCAAGCTGCAACAGCGCTGGAAGACCGAATGCGCCCGCATCAAAAAGCACAACGAGCGCAACAAGACCGCTTACCCCCTACCCCAATATGAAGAATGGCTGGCAGCAGGCCGACCAATGGGCTATCCAATCGCCAGCGACAGCCCAGAACTAAAAACAGATGTCCCTAGCGACAACCAAGATTGTCCCGATGCTGTCCCTAGCGACATGGCATCCAAGGGAGAGGGAGAGGGAGAGGGAAAGGGAGAGAGAGAAGGAGAGGGATATTTAAATACCAATACCCACACACTGCCAGCCGCAGTTATTGATCAACCAGCGCGCCAGCCTCTGCCAGCGAATGCGCCTAGCGGCGGTGTGTGTGATGCGCCTTCCGGCGGAAACCCTCCAGCACCAGCCACGGTAGCCGCGCCAGCCCCCACGCCAGCACCCACCCGCATTGCCAACACCTTCCCGCCTTTGGAAGACGATGGCGCTTTGGATGACAAGCTGCCCGCTTACCCCACCAGCCCCAAGTCCCAGATGGCCAGCGCGGTGTGCTTGGCCCTGAAGGCCGAGGGCATGGCCAGCACCAACCCCTCGCACCCCGACCTGCGCACCCTGCTCGATGCTGGGGCTACTGTGGACAGCTTTGTCCAAGCAGCCCGTGTCATGCGCGACAAGAGCATCAACCCCAGCCGCCAGTTTGCCTACGTGATCGGCACCGTGAAGGGGCAGATGCAGCAAGCCGCCGACATGGCTGCCGCTGCCGTAGCTGGTGCCTTTGCTGGACAGCCGGGTGTTTTGCCCGCACGCCCACTCAACCGCCAAGAGGCGCTAGAGGCCAGCAACCGAGAAATAGGCCGCCAAGCCGCCGACCGTATCCGCGCCCGCATGGCCGCCGAGGCCGCCGCACAACCCCAGCCCCAAGCCCAAGGAGCCAGCTATGCAAACTGACCAACTCGACGACTTCATCGCCCTGCTCACCGACGTGATGGCCTACTACGGCAAGCACACCTCCAGCTTCATGATTGACGTGTGGTGGGGCGCGTGCCAAAAGTTTGATTACGAGCAGGTGGCCAAGGCCATGCAGCACCACGCCACCGACCCAGATCGGGGCCAGTTTGCCCCCAAGGTGGCCGACATCATCCGCGTGCTCGATGGCACCACCACCGACCGCGCTGCACTGGCATGGGGCAAGGTGCTCGACGTCATGAGCCGCGTGGGCGCTTACACCGATGTGGTATTTGACGATCCGGCCATCCACGCTGCCGTGGAAGACTTGGGTGGCTGGCCCAAGGTGTGCCGCACCGAGCTCAAGGAGCTATCTTTCCTGCAACACCGCTTTCAGGAAGCGCACCGCGCCTACACCGGACGCGGCCAGTTTGACTACCCGCGCCGCTTGGCAGGTGACCGCAGCCCCGACCACGACTATGAGCGCCGAGGCCTGCCCTTGCCCGCGCCTGCTGTGGTGGGTGACCAAAAACGCGCTGCGCTGGTGTACCAAGGTGGAGGCGGCACGGGTAAATCCAACATCCATTTTGTCTCTTTGCAAGTCTTGGGCAACGGCCTGTTGGCCTCGCCGGTGCGACGGCTGGAAGCAGCATGAGCTGCGCTGCAAAGATGTTGGCCGATGAGCTAACCAACCTGCGGGTGCGTACCTATAACCGCCGCAGCATGGCGGAAATGCGTGACCAGCCAGCGCAGCGGGCCAAGGCTGGCCAGAAATACGGAAACACGAAGGTGCTCGATGCTGGCCTCAAATTTGACAGTAAGGCCGAACACAAGCGCTGGCAGTACCTTGCTGTGCTGGAACGTGCCGGGGAAATTTTGGATTTACGGATGCAGGTGCCATTTGAGCTGATTGCTGCTCAGGTGGCACCCAGTGGCAAGAAGCACCGCCCAACTGTGTATTTGGCCGATTTTGTTTACAGGCTTCCGTGTGGATCGTGTGTGGTTGAAGATGTGAAAGGTGCGGTAACACCTGAGTTTCGGCTCAAGCGCAAGCTGATGCTGTATGTGCATGGGATTGAAATTAAGGAGATTCGATCTTGAGCGCAAAAAATGAGCATGGCCTGACGCCACAGCAGGAGGTGTTTGCTCAAGGGGTGGCCCGCGGTAAGAGCCTGTCAGAGGCCTACCGCGCCGCCTACAAGGCTTCGAAGATGAAGCCTGAGACCGTCAACGACGCGGCCTCAAAGCTGATGGCCAACCCAGAGATTACCCATAGGGTGCGCCAACTTCAGTCAGCCGCTGCTGACCGCGCCGAGTTGGATGCCGCCGAGATCATCCGCGAGATCCGCCGTGTGGCTGTATCCGACATTGGCGGGATCATGTACCCCGATGGCAAGGTCAAGTTGCCGCATGAGTTAGATCCGGCCACCCGTGCTGCGGTAGCCAGCTTCAAGATTGATGAGTACGGGCGCATCGAGTACAAGTTCTGGGACAAGAATTCGGCCCTAGAGAAGGCGGCAAAGATCAAGGGCCTTTTTAGGGAAGACAACAAACAAAAGGCTGACCCTCTGGCTGCGCTGATAGAAGGTCTGCGCGGCAATGTGGTTGGCGTGGTCAAAGATGGGGGTGCCGATGGCCTGCCCGGTGAGTGAGGTGAACGACTTGGCCATGAAGCTGGATGACCCCATGTGGCGGCTGTCCAACCTCTACAAGATCATCATCAAGGGGGATGAGGGCGATGATGGTAGCCCCGGCGATGATCTGGTCATCACATTCAAGCCCAACAGGGCGCAGCGCAGGCTGATCGCACGGCTGCATCATCGAAACATCATTCTCAAGGCCCGGCAGCTGGGGTTCACCACATTGGTGTGCATCTTGTGGCTCGATACAGCACTGTTCTCGAAGGCACCTATCCGATGCGGTATCGTGGCGCAGGACCGTGAGGCCGCAGAGGCAATATTCCGGGGGAAGGTGCTGTTCGCATACGACCAGTTGCCCGAAGAACTCAAGGCCCAGATGCCGTTCGCAAAACGCACGGCCAACGAAATCGAGTTCGCCCACAATGGCTCCAGCATTCGCGTGGCCACGTCCATGCGGTCTGGGACTATTCACCGCTTGCACATCTCGGAATTTGGGAAGATCTGTGCAAAGTACCCCGAGAAGGCCCAAGAGGTGGTCACTGGGTCTATCCCCGCCGTGCCGCTTTCTGGTATTTGCATCATCGAATCGACGGCTGAAGGGCAAGATGGCAAGTTTTATGACATGACCCAGCGCGCCAAGGCACTGGCCGAGCAGCGGGCGCATTTGACGCCCAAGGATTACCGCTTCCACTTTTTTGCATGGTGGCAAGCGCCTGAGTACAGCATTGATCCGATTGGGGTGGTGTTCACAGAGGCCAACAATTCCTATTTTTCGGAGGTTGAGGCAAAGATTGGCCGGGAACTGACGCAGGGCCAGCGCGCTTGGTACGTGACCACGCTCAATTCCGACTTCTCTGGGGATGCCCCGTTGATGTGGCAAGAGTATCCCAGCACCCCCGAAGAGGCTTTTCAGGTGTCCACTGAAGGGTGCTATTACGCCTCCCAGTTGTCCATGGCCCGCAAACAGGGGCGCATTCTTCCTGTGCTACCGATGGAAGCGGCCCCGGTCAATACATTCTGGGATATTGGTCGCGGTGACATGACGGCCATATGGTGCCACCAGCGCGTAGGGCCAGAGAACCGCTGGATTCGCTATTACGAGGCCAGTGGTGAGGATCTCATCCACTTTGTGGGGTGGCTGCAAAAGCTGGGGGTGGCATTTGGCACTCACTATCTGCCGCACGATGCTGGGTATAAGCGCATGGGGGAGACACCAGACACCAACAAGAACATCAAAGAGATGCTGGAGGGGCTGATGCCTGGCCAGCGGTTTGATATTGTCCCTCGCGTCACATCGACCATCAGCGGCATCCAGTCCACGCGCAACCAGTTCTCGTCATGCTGGTTTGATGAGGCAGGTTGTGGTGACGGGATCAAGCGGCTGGCCAACTACCGCAAGGTGTGGAACACGAAGATGGGCCGCTGGAGCAGTGAGCCGCTGCACGACAACAACTCACACGGTGCTGATGCCTTTCGCCAGTTTGGGCAGGTGGCCGAGGGTGGTGAGCGGTTCCAGTCTGGGGCTGTGGCTAGAACGGAGCAATCGGTGCGCAGGCGCAGGTCTGGCATGGCCGCGTAGCCACCAAGCATGGCATCGTCACTGCACTATGCCAGCAACCATCGATACACGGAAAGCGCACCTGACGCGCCAGCACGGTGATCTGTTCGCCGTTTACACATGGGTCAATGACGAGCGTGCCATGGTGCTTATGCCAGCTTACCGGCCTGGTGCACCTTGGTACATCGTCATGGAGTCGGCAGCCTACAAATATGATAGCCCAGCATATCTGGCCAAACAGTGCGCCATTGCGTGCGATGTGTTGGGTATTGAGGCCAGTCGCTCCAATTGGGTTCGCGTGGCCACGATCATCCATGATGGGCTGCCAGACCTGATCCGTATGCCCAGCGCCCCACCGACGATTCTGAGCAAGGCGTCTTATGGGCGACTTTTACTGCGCGAGGATGGGCAAGCCGTTGGCGAAGAGGACATCAAGCTCGAGCATGGCGGTGTGACCTATGCCTGAGTTTGAGATTTCATCCAACCACAGTGCTGCTGGCGATGAGTACCAAGCGGCATCGCCGGATGCTGGTGCCCTCGTGACACAGCAAGGCCACCCGCTCGATGGTGATGGGGCACGCACTACCTTGCGCAAGCTGCTGTCTTGGTACTACTACGAGCGGGAGAAGCAGGCGGCCAACCGGCTGGAGATGGTCACTGACCACGACTTCTACGACAACCTGCAATGGGATGAAGACGACAAGCAGACGCTGCTCGATCGTGGCCAGTTGCCGCTGGTGTTCAACGAAATTGCCCCGATGGTGGACTGGTTGATTGGTACTGAGCGCCGAACCCGTGTGGATTGGAAGGTGCTGCCACGCACTGAAGACGATGTGCAGATTGCTGATATCAAGACACAGGTGCTCAAGTACGTCAGCGACATCAACAGAGTGCAGTTCCTTCGTTCGCGTGCGTTTGCTGATGCCGTGAAAGGCGGCATTGGCTGGATGGATGATGGTGTGCGCGATGACCCGACACAGGATGTTCTGTATTCCAAGTATGAGGATTGGCGCAATATCCTCTACGACAGTGCCAGCTATGAGCTGGATTTGTCCGATGCCCGCTACATCTTTCGCTGGCGGTGGGTAGATGAAGACATCGCGGTCATGATGTTTCCAGACCGGGAGAACTGTATCCGGCGGGCGGTCGAGAGCCGCAATCATGCCAACTGGTCTGCGGAAGACGAGGTTGAGTTCCCGATGAGCGATAGCGCCAGTTCGTCTGGTGCTGTTTATGCCCAAGGGACGGGCATGATGGTGGACGTGAAGCGTCGCCGGGTGCGCCTTTTTGAGTGCCAATACCGTGAGCCGGTCAGAACCAAGGTCGTGGCCAGCGGCCCGATGAAGGGCAGCTACTTCAATGAGGGCGATGATGCCTTGGTGCAAGCCCTGAATCAGCAGGGCGGGAGCATCATCGACAAAGTAACGATGCGGGTGCATATCGCTGTCTTTACCGAGTCGGACGTCCTTTCCATGGGGCCGAGTGTGTTTCGGCACAACCGATTCACATTGACCCCCATCTGGTGCTACCGGCGCAACCGTGACCGGATGCCCTATGGTGTCGTGCGCCGGGTGCGGGATTTGCAGCGCGACCTGAACAAGCGGGCCAGCAAGGCGCTGTTCATGCTCAACACCAACCAGATCATTGCCGAAGAAGGGGCCGTGGCGGATTGGGATGTGGCAGCAGATGAGGCCAGCCGCCCCGATGGCGTCATCATCAAGCGACCGAACAAGGAGTTCGCCATCCGGCGCGATACCGATGGTGCCACGGGCCAGATCCAGATGATGACGCTGGATGCCCAGAGTATCCAAAAGTCTGCCGGGGTGAGCCAAGAGAACATGGGCCGCCAGACCAATGCGGTATCGGGCGAGGCCATCAAGGCCCGACAGTTGCAGGGCAGCGTGGTGACCACTGAGCCTTTCGACAATCTGCGCCTGGCAGTGCAGGTACAGGGTGAGAAACAAAACAGTCTGGTCGAGCAGTTCTACAGCGAAGAGAAGGTGATTCGCCTGACGGGCCAGAAAGGGGCGATTGAGTGGCTGCGCGTCAACCAGCCGGAGCGCCAGCCCGATGGTTCGGTGCGCTATCTCAACGACATCACGGCCAGCGCCTCGGATTTTGTGGTGTCTGAGCAGGACTACTCGGGCACCCTACGGGCCGCGATGTTTGAGAGCCTGAGCAATGTCGCCCAGCGGCTGCCCCCTGAAGTGGCCCTGCGTCTGCTGACGATGGCGTTTGAGTACTCGGACTTGCCCAACAAAGACGAGGTGGCCGCACAGATCCGCAAACTGACCGGGGAGCGCGATGAAAGCAAGCCCATGACGCCAGAGGAGCAAGCCCAGTTTCAGCAGATGCAAGCGCAGCAGGCCCAGCAAATGCAGATGCAGCAGGAGATGGCCATGGCTGCTTTGGAGGAGCAGCGTGCCAAGATTCGGGAAATCAATGCACGGGCGATGAAGCTGGAGGCAGAAGCCGGGGGCGATGGTGGCACGGCCTCTGGCATGGCCAGCCAAGTGCAGGCTCAGGCTGCCCAAGAGATTGAGCGGCTGACCGATGAGCTGCGCCGCGCTCAGGCCGAGCTGCAATCCCAAGCCATGAAGGTTCGTACCGATGCCGACACCCGTATCGAGGCGGCACGCATCGACGCAGAAAGCCGCACCCGTGTGGCGGAAATCAAAGCAGCCAGTGATGAGCGCATTGCGCAGATGCAGGCCAAGTTGGACAGTGTGGACGCATCAGAGCGGGGCAAGAATGCGTAAAGGCAGCCCCTGTGCCCGCAGTGGGTTTATGTCTTGTGGGGGTCTATCGGCGACTGCTCTGCTTTTGACAACGGCACCGCTGTGGTGCGCACGTCAGAGCTTAGGGGTGAGGATGAAGCCCCATCAATGACAGCAAGTTGCAGCCCGTTGCCAGACAAGCGCTGTGCCAGTTCCGTTGCAAGCCAGCCAACATCTATAGCGTTTGGAGTTCCAGTTTGGAATGTCTGCTCCAACCTCGCCACGATCTCGGCGTTCATCGTGCGTCCGTTTTCTTCTGCTGCTGCTTTGATCTGCGCACGCATTCCCTCCGGGAACCGGAGCATGAACTTGTCGGACTCTCGTCCAGTGGAAGCGGTTTTTGTTGCCATCCCTACAGCATAGCGTCACTGTGACATAAAAAATACCTTGCAAGTAGAGTCACTGTGACTTATATTTACACTCAAGCAAGTCACGGTGACTTGTGAAAGGAGTGTATGGCAACCAACAACGCCCAAGCAGATTGGCAAAAAACGGCCCTTCGTCTGCCGCGCGACTTACATCAACAGGTGCATGAAGTGGCTAAGGCTGAGGATCGAACCTTTAACGGTCAGATCGTCGCCTTTTTGCGCGAGTGCATCAAAGCGCACCCAGAGAAAGGCAAGAGAAATGCAGCGCAAGCCTGAAAAAGGAAACGCCCCGGAAGGTCGAAGCTCCGAGGCGTTGATTGTCAAAAACCAACAAACGAAAGAAGGATTTAACGTGACCGATTCTACCCAGACACAGACTATCGAGGTTGCATTCTATGGAGCAACCTTGGTTGTTACCGAACACAACCATCAGCCATACGTTCCGATGAAGCCTGTTGTGACTGGTATGGGGCTTGACTGGAAAAGTCAGTTTGCGAAGCTGACCACAAACAAAGGCCGCTGGGGTATGGTGGAAATCGCCATACCTTCCGCAGGGGGCCAGCAAGGTATGTCCTGCCTGCCGCTGCGTAAGTTGCCCGGTTGGCTTGCAACCATCAGTCCCAACAAGGTTCGGCCAGAGTTGCGCGAGAAGGTGATTGCCTTCCAGAACGAGGCTGATGACGTGCTTTGGCAGGCATGGCAAGAAAAGCAGCCGCAAGCCCCCACCCAGCGCCCCTACAACCCTGCCATTGACTACACCCGCATCAGCCCCGCCCAAGCCCAAGACATCAAGGAACTGGTGCATCAGGTAGTCGATTCCGGTGTGCAAACCTTCGGCGAGACGTGGAACCGGCTGCACAACAAATTCCGGGTCAACAGCTACTTGGAACTGCCTGCCACCAAGTACGACGAGGTGTGCGCTTACCTGCGGGGCAAGCTGCCCAACGGTTATGCCGATAGTGTGGTGTTCGATAGCGGTGCCCCCACGCCCCCGGTGCTGGACTTGCAACGCATCCACGCCGCGATGCAAACTGCCACCCAAGCCAGTGCCCAAGTGCAGCAAGCCGTCTTTGAATCGGTGTTGGCAGGCAACGATGAATGGAAGTTTGGCCGCTGGCTGCTCTCATTCATTACCGATAGCAAGCTGGCCTCCCCTGCCGTCATCCAGCGGGTGGGCCATGATGAGTTTGTCACTTCCACCCGCCAGCTCATCGACTGCATCAACGACCCCGGCTTTTTGTTAAGCAACACCGAACTGGCGGGACTGGCTCAAGCCTGTACTAACCGGTTGGCGCGGCGGTTAGGGGGTGGGGCGGGGTCTATGTTGGCGTGACGTTCGCGGCAAGTCACGTCGAAGTACATCCATAGGCAAGGACAGCTTGCCTAACAAAATTAGTTGGATATTATTGTCTGTGTTACATTAAAACCGCTAATTTTTATTGACGTAAAAACCTAGCAAAAAGTGTTATTTTTTAATATGTCATCTGAATGGTGGCAATTTTGTCTTGACGGACGGTTTTTATTATGATAAATGAAATGCTGAGCTATAACGCTCATGAAGCGCAGCGCTACGATATTTATGGCGCTATAGCCCAACTCGAAGCGGCCACGACAAATTACAACAACAAATTCGACGAAACAAACCACATCTTCTTAGATGTGGAAAAATCCCTGCAAAAATTCAATATTGAATACTGGCATCCGCAATTTCTTTCGCCGAGGTTTCCTGTCGAACGTGGTGCAATGCCACTTTATTCACCACCCCAGCCCTACTCTATTGTAGCGTATCAGCTTGGTTATTGTTCTGGTAGATTAATGATCAGGAAGATCGTCTCTGATTATGACTATGAACGAGATGCGTGGGGTAATGTCGTTTACTACTGGCCAAACAACTTTCCATGCGCTAGAAAAATTAAGGATGACGTGGAAAATCCAATTCCTGTTTCGGATAGCGCTAGAGAAATCAGAGTAATGGCTATCGAAAATCTTCCGTGGTTTATTGATAGTATTCGCTCATATGTTGAAGTGCATACGCAGACTCTAAATTTTGCTTTGGATAGCATTCGTAATAGATGATTCTGATTGGAGCCAGTTCCTTAGATTACCTAGGACTGGCTCCAGTCTTAATCCCTGAGTTCAGGCTGTAGCTGGAAAGAATATTTCCCCTGAAACAGAATGGGTTAAGTCTCAGCTCACACAATGTGGCCCCTTTTCTTGAATGCAGGGGTTCCAAGTTGATCCTTCGCTTCGGCTGCTTCGAGGTACTCGGTATCGGACAAGACATGAATCGCCGATAAGTTCAGGCTGCCACAATTTTTCTTTTCCAGCCATTGCTTGTATGGGCGAATATGATCGGCAATCTGCCTTGTCGTGGTGTTGCGAAATGGTTTCATAACAATTATGAGCTCCGGGGATTTTTGCTTTTGCTCTGCATGCACTTCTGCTTTTAGCAAGCTGCCTAAGAATGCTTTTCTATCCGTTTTTTGTTCAAACTCCAAGATGAATTTCAAATTCCCTTGTTTATCTTCGACAGTTACGTCTGGCTTGTAACCCTGAGACACTTCACTGCCCCGTGTGGCAATGACAAGATCACCCATCGGATGGGTCATATACTTAAATTCTTTGTCTTTCATTCTGTCTGCCTTCACTCAATTTCCATGTGATCTGACTAAGATTGGCCATCTTATAAGCAGCATCCTAATCCATCAATTAGCCGGTTCTAATAGCCATCATCAACTTAGGATAATTTAAAAAATTTCGGATGAAATCCGCAACAGTGTCCCAAAGACAGTGTAAGCATAACCATCCCCCTCACTTTGCGTTGGCACAAACTGCACTCTGATGCCGTATCGGGGCCGGCCTACCACCAAGCATGGCATTGTCTCGCCATGGAAGGACAAGTAGGAAACACACCATGAGCACGACCCCACCTGACGCATTCGCCCTGTCTGAGCAAGACAAGGCTTTGTTGACACCCGAAGAGCTGGCAGCCATCACGGATGGTGATGTCAGCGACGATGAAAAAGCGGCCATGGCCAAGCTGGCGGCGATGGCCCCCGCTGAAGAGAACGACGACACGCCCCCCACGCCATCGGGTAACGAAGAGCCGGGCACCACAGACCCAGCACCAGCCCCTGATGCCACGACAGAGGCTCCTGCCGCCGATACACCGGCAGCTCCCCTCACACCAGCGGCTGAAGTGGTGGAAGTTGCGAAGGCTCCCGCGCCGGTGTACCAAGTGGTGCTGCCTGACGATTTCAATGAACGCCAGCAGGATGTCAATACCAAGCTGGCCGAGTTGCGCCAGAAGTTTCGTACTGGCGAGATCGAGGTGGATCAATACGAAGTCGAGCGCGATGCCCTGAGCGCCCAGCTCAACGAGCTGACCTCGCTCCAGACCAAGGCCGAGATTGCCCGCGAGATGCAGCAGCAGGCGCGGCACCAAGAAATCAACGCCTCTTTGACTGCCGTGATGGTCCAAGCCAAGGCAGATGGGATCGACTACAACGATCCCAAGCAAGCGGCGATGTTTGATCGGTATGCCAATTTTCTGGCGGGCGATCCGGACTTTGCTGGCAAATCGGTGGCACAAATCCACGCTGAGGCCCACAAGAACGTACTGCAACGCCTAGGTAAGGCTACTGCTGCTCCAGCCCAAGCACCTGCTGCCCCGCCTGCTACTGCACCAACGCCACGCAAAACACCACTGGACACGGCCCCGAAGACCTTGGCACAGGTGCCCGGCGCTGATGACGCGAACACTGATCTGAATGGTGGTGAGTTCACTCAGCTCGATAGCCTAGGTGGCCTAGAGCTGGAAGATGCCCTCGCACGGTTACCCAAGGCGCAGCGTGAACAGTATCTGCGGGGCGGCCGCTGATGAGCGATTTGAGCGCAGCCACCATTGATCTTCGCCCCGGTGAAGCGCTTGAGATTTTGGGCGTTCGGGTGGAGTTTGTTCACAAGAGCGGCCAGCGCTCCCGTGTACGGGTGTTGGCACCGCGCGATGTCCAGATTAAAAAATATCTGCCCGATTCAAGCACAGGTGTTTCCGAAGATCCACCAAGCATGGTGTCATTGCAACTGCAGTAATTAATACTGTCCGCTGTGAGCGCAGGAGTGCTCCTTGGCTTAAACATCAAGGAGTATTTCTATGGCTCGTACCATTGTTGGGGTCAACGATCCCAAGGCAGTCAAGCGCTGGGCCGGTCTTTTGGCCGTTGACAGCTCGCAAAAGTCCTATTTCAACACCCGTTTCATGGCACGCGGCGCTGATGCCGAAGTGCCCATCCAGATCCTGACCGATCTGGAATCCGATGCCGGTGAGCAGATCCAGTATGACTTGCTGGCTGAACTGACGATGGCCCCGGTCGAGGGCGAAGACAACCTCGAAGGCAATGAGGAGCGTCAGCGCTTCTATACCGACACGGTGTATATCGATCAAGCACGCTGCGGTGTGAATACCGGGGGTCGTATGACCCGTAAGCGCACGCTGCATGACTTGCGTGCGCGGGCCAAGCAGCAGCAATCGGGCTGGTGGGCACGTTTGCAGGATGAGTTGATGTTCATCTACCTGTCTGGCAAGCGCGGCATTAACCCCAGCTTCCTGCTGCCCATGGGTTATACGGGCCGGGCCAATAACCCGTTGACCGACCCCGATGCCGACCACACCCTGTATGCCGGTGATGCCACCGCTTACAACAACATCGACGCCAGCGACAAGTTCAATCTGCGCCTGATTGATCGCGCCAAGACCCGCGCCGATAGCCAAGGGGGCGGGGCCACCAATATCCCCACCCTCCAGCCCTGCAAGATCGATGGCGCAGAAACCTTTGTCTGTGTGATGCACACGTTCCAAGAGGATGACCTGCGCAGTGACACAGCTGCAGGCCAGTGGCTGGACATTCAGCGCGCTGCCGCTGCTGCTGAAGGGCGCAATAGCCCGCTGTTCAAAGGCAGTCTGGGTATGTATCGCGGCTGTATTTTGCACAGCCACCGCAACGTGATCCGTTCTAACGATGCGGGTGCGGCCTCCAATGTCGAGGCTGCCCGGGCGTTGTTCATGGGCTCCCAAGCTGGTGTGGTGGCCTACGGCTCTCCGGGCACCAATTTGCGCTTCGACTGGCACGAAGAAACCCGCGACAACGGGGACAAGGTTGTCATCACCACATCGAGCATTTTCGGTACCAAGAAGGTTCGTTTTGATACCGATGCTGGCCCACAGGACTTTGGGCTGTTCTCTTTGGATACCGCTTGTGCGAGCCGCTGATCGGGGGTGATGAAGATGTTTGCTAATACCAATGATTTCTTGGCCGGTCGCAAGCAGGTCAAAACCCCCTCTGGGGGTGAGCTGGTGTCTGTGCGCTTTGCGTTGAAGCTCAAAACCACGGATTTGGTGACCAATGGGGCAGGGGCTATCGGCATCTTGCCGCCGGGTACCGTGCCGGTGAGTTTGATTTTTGACAGTGACGACCTCGATACCAATGCTGCCCCCACCGTGGTGGCTTCGGTGGGCCTGCTCAATGACGCGGGCACTGATCTGGCCACTGTCTGGGTCTCTGGGATTACGGCCTGCCAATCTGGCGCTGCCTTCAGCGGCACCTCGACCGCCATGGTGCGTGAAGCCCAGTCTTTGACTAGCGACCGAAAGATCGGCATCAAGTTCACGACTGGGGCGGCATCTGCGCAGGCCGGTGAAGTGGGCCTGACGCTGATTTATCGCTCGGCCTAAGAAGCCGCATCCCGTTTTCTCTGAGGTTGGGGGCAACGCCTCCGGCTTCTGCACCCCATTAGCACCATGAAACTGCAAACTTCTATCAAGCCGCGCAATGACGGCACGGTCACAGTCAGCGGCCTCAATGGCACCCAATATGTTTTCAAGATGGACATGGATGGGGAATTGACTTGTGAGGTGGATCATGCCCCCACCGTCAAACACCTGATTGAAGGTGGGCTGTTCTTTCCTTGCGAAGAAGCCGACTTTGAAAACGCCTTGGCTATCGCCATTCCTCACAGCGAACTCAGCGATGCGGACTATTTTGAGGATATGGGGGGTGGTTTGCCGATTGAGGCCAACACCCCACCTGTGCCCGCGCGTGGGGGCCGCAAGGCCAAGACGGCTTGATCTGATCGCACTATGTCTGCTTGGTCAGATTTCTACCCCGACTTGCTGGTGCACCTGCCCGCTTGTCCTTTGCCCACGGCGGATTTTGCTTTGCGCCGTGCGGCACAGGAGTTCTTGTCGCGCACCAGGCTGTGGCGTGAATGGCTGGACGCCGTGCGTGTTGTCAACAACGTGCGTGAGTACGACTTGGAAGTGCCGACAGGCGCGACGGTGGTGCGGATTGAGCAATGCACTGTCAATGGTCAGCCCATGCCGGTGCTCTCCCACAACGGGTTGCAGTCCAACTATCAGGAGGCGGCGGCTCCAGTGGCGGGCATTGTCAGCCGTGACCGTGAGACCTTTCACCTGACCCGGCCACTGCCTGCGGGGTCGCTCGTCGCCACCGAAGTCTCCTTGATGCCCAGCCATTCCAGCAAGGGTATCCCCAACGATCTGTTTGCCCAGCACGCAGAAGACATCGTTGCTGGGGCAAAGCACCGCTTATTCCTGATCCCTGCATTCCTGAATGGTGATCTGAGTATGTCTGCGAAGGCGGTCTTTGAAGCTGCGATTGCATCCAAAACGGTAGTGGCATGGCGTGGTGCCACGGGTTCCGTTCCTAGGGTTCGCGCCCGTTTTTGTTGAGAACTGACCATGAGCATCACAGCCCAATCCGTTATCCGGCGCGTCATCGACACGCTGCAAGACAACACCTCCATCCGTTGGCCAGTGCCTGAGCTGGTGCGCTATCTCAATGATGGCCAACGCGAGGTAGTGGTGTATCGGCCCGACGCCATGGTGACGCACACCACGTTGCAATGCGTGGCCGGTGCCCGTCAGGCTATCCCCGCCAATGGCTCCAAGCTGATTGAGGTGGTGCGCAATGCGGCCCCATCGAGCAGCCGGGCGGCCATCCGGGTGACGAACCGGGAAGTGTTGGATGCCCAACTGCCGGGCTGGCACAACTTCCCCGGTACCACCGAGATCCTGCACTACACGTACGACCCCCGTGACCCCACCGCATTCTTTGTGTACCCGCCAGCCAGTGCGGCTGCACAGGTCGATCTGGTGTATTCGGCCTACCCGACCGATGTGCCCGAGCCAGCTGACGGCTCCACATTCGAGGCGGTGACCGGGGAGATTTCCCTGCCCGACATCTACGGCAATGTGTTGCAGGACTACATCTTGTACCGGGCCTACATGAAGGACAGCGAGTACGCGGGCAATGCCCAGCGCGCCCAAGCCCACTATGCGGCGTTTGCCAATGCGCTGGGTATCGAGATCAAAGCCACGGTGGCCGTGGCCCCCCGCACTACAGGGGCCGCAGCCCGCGCGGTGCCCCAAGCCTGAGTGCAGTAAGCCATGAACCAAGGTCAGATCAACGGCTTTGCCATCGGTGGCAGCCCAGATCAAGGCAGTAACGCCATCCTGAATGGCGGACTCGTTGCGGCGTGCGTGCTGGCCGCATCGCTGATGGCGTCTGTTGTGCTGACTGGCGGTATCGAAACGGTACCAGAAGCTGGCGGGCGTCAATCGCTGTTCTTGTCGGGTGGCACATACAGCACGCAACAAACGGTTGGCGGTGACTACTTCACGACAGCCAACTTGCAGGGGCATATTGCATCCAACTCAGCAATGTCTTCTGGCCTTGGCCGCGCTCCGGGGTTGCAAGGAGGCATTGATGCCAGCGTGGGCTTTGGAGGTCAAGTCATAGGCGACGCTGTTCTGTATCGCTTTGACTTGGGCCAATCGCATAGCGCAAGCGGTTTTTTGCAATCCAGCGCAATTTTGACGGGTGGATCGGCAGTTACCCAGCGGGTATCTGGCTTGTTACGCGGTGGTGTCGTTCTGCTGGGTGATGGTCTCTATAACCGTCAGCAGATGGGAGGTGCCATTGCAAAAGGCACATTGCTGAGTGGTGGCATAGAGCGGGCACATACGCTAGTTGCGGAACTAAAGCATGACGATGTACTGAGCGGCGGCCACCTGTCTATCTCTGCATTGGGTGGTGAATTGGATTCATCTGCCATGCTGTCCGGCGGGGTGATTAATGTTGTTGAGGCAAGTAGCCCCGTCATGCGTATCAGCCCGGCACTGGGCGGTGGCATCACCAGCAATGCAGATTTTGTAGCGCAAATCATCATCTCCCCCAGCGCAAATGACGGCGTGTTGTCCGGTGACGTGATGGATGCGGGTCTTCGGTATGACGCCAAACTGACTGGTGGCATGACAGCGCAAAGCACAACTGGCAGCATTCCTTTGCGGGCCGCACAACGCTTGCCTGGTGGGATCACGCAGAGTGGTTTTGTTGCCGGGCACTACTTTGTCACCGGGATATTCAGCGGCGGCCTGCCTGTGACCAACGCAGTCTCTGGCAACCAGCGCTTAGATGCCAAGCTGCAAAGCGGGCTGGAAGTGACGCAAGTCAACGGTGGGCCGCAGCGGATCAGTGCCGTATTGCAGGGTGGGATTGCTTGCTACCCAACATTGCAAGGCCAACTACAAACACAAGTTGCATTGCGCTCAGGAATGGCTGTGGATGGCCTTCTTGGCGCAAACAGTCGGATCAGCGCAGTCCTAGCCAGCGGTCTGGCTTCGGGGCAACTCCATGGCGCTGCTCAGGTAGTCCATGCCTTGTTGCATGGCGGAGTAGTTGGGGTTGATTCTTTCGGCGCCAATGCTTTGCGGGAAGCCCGTCTATCCAATGGCTTTAGTTCCAACACCTTTGCTACCGGACGCTTATCCATTGGTGCCCACCTGCATGGCGGGGATGCCACAACACCACTACTTGGCGGCCAACTGGTCGTCATCCCTGTATTGAGAGGCGGGATTTTTTCCAACCCTGTGGTTGGGGGGGATGCCTACCAAGGATTCCTAGATCCCCAGCTCAACAACTGGGCGCTGGATATCTTCTCCATGACGCCCCTTCTCGAAGTTTTCACTCCACCAACCGACACCTGAAAGGAACTATGTCATGGCAAACCTGACCTCCAAAGAATTGCGCACCGCAATGATGGCCGCCTACTTCAATGCAGGCGCTGCCCCAACCAATCTGTACCTTCGCCTCTACAAGGACGAGGCCAACATCGTTGAGGCCACTGTTCTGACCGACATCGCTGCCAACGAGCAAACTGGCGGTGGCTATGCCGTCAAAACGCTGGCTCCCGCCGATTGGACTGTGGAAGAAGGTGTGGGCGGCATCCGCGTGCGCTTGACCGACCAGACTTGGACAACCACAGCGGACAACTGGAATACTTTGCGCTGGGCCGTAATCTGCACTTCGGCAAATAACACCGGCCAGATCCTGCTGGCCCGCGACTACGGCACCGGAAAAACCGTGACCGGCGTTGGGGCCAACGTGACGGTGGACGATTTGTTCTACCAAATCAACGACTAAGGTGGCCTGCCGTGGTTATCGAAACCCTGTTTGCTGGCCGCAATAACACCTTCAGTTTGCAACTGGTGCGTGGAGGTGAGCCGGTCAACTTGCTGGCTATCACCAGCTACTCGCTGCATCTCTCCAACGGCAGGGTATTTGACGATCAGGCCCGCTTTACCGAGAAGGCCAATGGCGTCATTGAGGTGTCCATTGGCGACTTGCTCGCGCAAGACGATGTTGGCTCACACAAGGCCCACATCGTCACAACTGACCCCATCAATACGGCTGGCGTGCGCTGGCCTGACTTCAAACTCAAGGTGCGCGCATGACGAAACAACGGTTTGTCAACAACTTCAGCACGCGCGTGGCAGCCACGTTTGGCGCGGCTGATACGTTTTTGCAGGTGGATAGCGCTGCGGCGCTTCCTTTGCTAGTCCCCGGCGAATACCTGCTTCTGACCCTGTTCCGAAAAACAGGGGTGCAGGAAAGTGGGCATGAGGTTGTGCGCGTCACCAGCATTGTTGAGAACCAACTCGCGGTGATCCGTTCGGTGGAAGGCGCTACTGCCAGCATGTTTATGGCAGGCGACCATGTAGAGGCTCGCATGACTGCGGGCAGCGCTGAGAATATGGCCCAGAAGGCCGATCTTGGTGTGAAGGCTGACGGTAACCATACGCACAGCCTAGCCTCCACAGAGGCTCCTGGCTTCATGTCTCCCGAACAGGTTAGCAAGCTCAGTGGAATATCAGCGGGCGCTACACCCAACTCAACTGATTCGGTTTTGCTTAGTCGCTCCAACCATACGGGCGAGCAGGCAATAGCCACGATTACTGGCCTGCAGACTGCGCTGGATGGTGCATTGCCCAAGGTTGGTGGCTCTTTATCTGGGCCTCTGAGCGGAGCGGTGGTCAGCGCAGCTAATTTCCTCGACAAAACAGTCACCAATGCCACAGCTACCGGCACTGTGGCGCTGAATTTTGCACAGGGCGATGTATTCGATCTAACGCTGACGGGCATCACTACGCTGGCCCTTGCCAACCTTCCATCCCTCTCCGATGAAACACTTGGCTTCGTGGTGCGTGTCACCCAAGGCGCAGCCGCTTACGCGCTCACATGGTTCCCTGGCATCACTTGGCTAACCACAAACGGCGTAGCCCCTGCCGCGCCAGCGTCAAACAAGGTCGTTGAGTATGTGTTCACCACTCGCAATGGCACAGCGTTCCTAGGTCGCAAAGGAGCAGCAACATGAGTGGGCTTGCGCGGCGGCTTATGAGTTGCATACCGGCTGATGTTACGGATATCGCAGCTGATGCTGTCGACTTCGATGGTACGAATGATTATTTGAGCCGTGGCAGTGATTTAGTGGGAAATGCGGATGGGAAGACGTTTACTTTTTCGGCTTGGGTATGGGTAAACGCTGGTGTGACTGGAGTTATTGGTGCTAATAGTGGAGGTGCAGCTAGATTTGGTATTTATACAGACGGTTCAGGTCTGTATATTCAATTCACAGACGGAACTGGAGCTGACGTTCTAAATGCCTATATATCTGGCCCCGGTAGTTCAGTGGCATCTAAAACTTTTCTGCACGTACTAGCTTCCATGGATGTTTCAAACACTAGCAAGCGTGCTGTGTATGTAAATGATGTTCCGGCAGCGGTAACATGGACTACATACTTAAACCAAAATCTAAAGTTCACTCACACTACTCAGTATATTGCTATGAGTAGTACAGTAGGTAGCCCAAAAACAAAAGGACGCCTATCTCAGCTCTTTCTCGATTGCACCTACCGAGACATAAGCGTCGAAGCCAACCGCCGCCTGTTCATCACAGCAGACCGTAAGCCAGCTCTAAATCAGCAATCACTAAACCCAATTCTGTACCTTCCACTCAATGACCCAACCCAGCCCGGCCTAAACCTCGGCACAGGTGGCAACTTCAACCTAACCGGCACAGTAGCGTGTAGTGGTCGTGGGCCAAGTCAGTTTAATGCGCCATATAGCGATTTGGATGGGGCTGCGGATTATTTAAGTAGAGCGACAGCGCTGAGTGGTGTGGCAAACAGCAAAAATATTACAGTGAGTGCTATTGTAAATCCTGACGCTGTAAGCGGTGAATTCTATATTCTTAACGAAAATGATACTACTCGTGAATTTAGTTTTGGCTACAGGGATACAGGAGGAGGAGGACACGGAATACAGTTGTTTGTTTTGTTTAAAGCCGGTGCAAATGGATTCATTCAGACTAAAGGTGCATCTTTAGTTGCCGGAAGAAATTACATATTTACTGTATCAGTTGATGCGTCTGACAATACTAAGACTAGAGTGTTTATCAATGGTTTATCTGTAGCGTATAATTTACTAGCACCTATTGCGAATACTAACGTAGTTTTAACTGGGGCACAGTGGAAGTTAGGTAAATCTTATGGAGCGTCTTGGATTGACGGCAAGTTAGGCAACGTCTTCTTCGACACCAAATACATCGACCTATCTCAGCCTGCAAACTTAGCCAAGTTCGTTGCAGGCACAGGTGTTGATGCAAAGCCAGTAGATTTAGGCGCTAACGGTGAAAAGCCATTCGGTATACCACCGCTAATTTACTTGCCGATGTATGGAAATAACGCTGGTAAAAACTACGGTAGCGGCGGAGATTTCACAGTCAATTCTGGGCCATTTGCTGGTGCTAGGGGGCCTAATGAGTTCTGGGGAAATAAGGCGGATTTCGATGGTAGTACGGGATATTTGAGCAGGGCTTCTGCGCTTGCTGGAGTTAGTGATGGCAAGATGTTTAGTTGTTCTTTCAATGTTACTCAGGATGTAGAATCCGCAGCCCAAGATAATGTTTTAGCTATATCAAATGCAAGTGGTGGAGGTGTAGCTGTAATGGTAAGCTCTAGCGCTTTGTGGTTTTTTGCGAAATCTGTAATTGGTGGCACCGTACTATGGACACAAGTAACGAGTCCAGCTTTTATAGCAGGAACCTCTTACTCTGTGCAAGCCTGTTTTGATCTTGCTAATAGTGCTAATAGGCATGTATGCGTAAATGGCTCTCTAGCTACAGTAACCTACGCCTACTACACGAACTCAGCTATAGCCCTGAGCGGGGCAACACAACGAATAGGTGTTAATTCTTCTGGCTCGCCTGTAGACTTTTTGGATGGAAAGTTATCAGAGCTATATTTCACAACCGACTACATCGACTTTAGCCAAGAAGCCAACCGCTTAAAATTCCGAGATGCTTTTGGCAATCCTGTTGATCTCGCTCCGCAGATCAAAGCGGGTACTTTGCCAAATCCGGCTATTTATCTAAGATTCGATCCGGCAAATTTTGGAAAAAACTACGGCACTGGCGGAGACTTTACCGCCAGTGGCACCATCACCGATGGAGGACAGCTATGATACTTTATGCTTTAGTTGCTGATGGCGCTATTGAGCGTGTAAATATTCAGTTGCCGATTACGATTGGAAATACCAGTATTCCCGCTGGCTCCACTAATTTAGAGCAGTTTGGACTTTACCCTATTGAGGGCAGCGAACCTGCTTACGATAGCGCAACTCATCGACTTACTGGGCCGCAGTATTGGTTTGATGGTACTGTTGTGCAGCGCGTTTATGTAGTGGAAGATATTCCAGTATCCGAATTAATGCAGCAACTGCAAAGATCAGTAGTTGAGGCAACCCAGCAACGCCTAGACGCCTTCGCAAAAACCCGGAACTATGACGGCATCCTAAGTGCCTGCACTTATGCCACCAGCGCAGTACCTAAGTTTCAAGCCGAAGGTCAGTATTGCGTCGATGCACGGGATGCAACATGGGCCACGCTGTATCAGCTTTTTAACGATGTGACTGCGGGTGTTAAGCCCATGCCAGCATCGTTTTCTGATATTGGGCTGCTATTGCCTACGCTGAAGTGGCCCACATGAAAGCGCGGCTCTTGACTGTGGCCGGGGGCATCAAGACCCGGCTGATTCTGCTGGCCCTAGCGCTATTGGCGGTGGTGGCATGGGTTATTTGGTGGCTGCGCTATGCGTGGGCGGTGGCATTTAGTCCACGCCGCGCATGGCGGCTTGCTATTGCCATCGACCAACTGGCAAACGCTGCCTTCAACGGCAGCGAAGACGAAACGATCAGCAGCCGCGCCGCACGGGCACGCGATAGCAACAGGCGCTGGGGCTGCATCTTGTGCCGCCTGCTCGACGCCATCGACCACAACCACTGCAACAAATCCAAAGGGGTATGACCCCGAATTCATAGAAAGAGCACTGTCATGCCGCCCAATCAAATCCCCCCGCCCACCAGCGACGCACTGCTACACAAGATGGTAGCGCGCCTAGATAACCTGCACGCTGATATTGGCGATATGAAATCGGCTGTGCGAGATTTGGCCTCCGCCGTCACCCGGCTGGCTCTCATCGAGGAGCGTCAGACCCAAGCCTCCCAATCGCTGGAACGGGCATTCAAAGAGATTGAAAAATGCTCCACCCGGATCGACGCCATCAACGCCAGTACGGATACCCGCATTGATGCACTAGAGCGCGCGCAGCCCATGCTGAACCAAACCAGCCAGTGGATCATCACTGCGGTGCATGGGGGGGCTGGGCTAGCAGTGATGTTTGCTGCAAAGCAGTTGGGGTGGCTTTGATGGAAACACACATAAAACAGCGTTTGGCTGTAGCCATGCTATCGCTATCAGCGATGGGGTTTTCGGGTATTGCACTGCATGAGAGCTACACGGAAAAGGCCACCATTCCAATCCCCGGTGACCGGCCCACAGTGGGTTTCGGCAGCACCTTCAAAGAAGACGGCTCCCCCGTCAAGATGACCGACACCACCACCCCTCAGCGCGCCATCCGCATGAGTCTGGCACATATCGGCAAAGATGAATTGCAGCTCAAGCGTTGCGTGACCGGCCCACTAAACCAAGCGGAATACGACATTTTGGTCGATTTTTCTTACTGGCGCGGTAGTGGCGGGGCTTGCCGCTCCGAGGTGGTCAAGTCCATCAACCGTGGTGACTATGTGGCTTCGTGCGAGGCATACCTGAACCTCGACTCGCGTCGCGCCACAGGCAAGGACTGCAAAGACTCGCTCAACCGTTGCCGTGGCGTGTGGCTGCGCGCACAAGACCGCTACCAGCGGTGCATGGAGGCCCAATGACCCCCGTTTGGCCCCTAGTTTCACTGGCGCTGGCCCTGCTGCTTTGGCTGCAGACAGCACAGCTACATCAAGCCCAAGACCAAGTTGCCACACTGGAACTACAGCAGGAGCTGGGCTGGGCACAAAAAAAGAACCTCGAAACCCAATACCGCCATGATTCTGAACAACAAGATGCCCAAACGCGGGCCGCTCTCCAAGTGGCTCATACTGATGCTGATCGTGCCCGTGATGTGGCTGTCGGGTTGCGCCGCGACCTCGCCCACTTTATCGACGCCCATCGCACCCGAGTTACCGCCGCTACCGAACAGTGCGCGCCAGACGACAGCGCCATCGTGGTGCTCTCCGACCTGTTCAGCCGGGCTGACGATGCAGCGGGAGAATTGGCGGCAGCGTTTGACGAAGCGCGTGCCAGAGGATTGGGGTGTGAAGGCACTCACGACGCAGCCGTAACAGCAAGTCGGGGGCAATGATGGGCATCATCCATATCAACCAGTTCGGCGGCATGAAGATGGGCGTAGCCAAGCGCGATTTGCCGATGGATGCCGGTCAGCGGGTAGATAACCTGTCCCCATTGGTGCAGACCTTCACGCCGCTGCAAGAGGATAGTGCGCCAGAGGTCATTGAGGTTTTTGGCACTGGGCCGGTCAAGTCGATGGTGCGCTACAAGACCGATACCAAGACGCTGTTCGGCACCACTACGGTGATGAACGTAGCGCGCGCGCTGGCACCAGATACCGACGGCAGCAGCGTGCCCAAGCAGCGCATTTATGTCACGGGTGACGGCACTGCCACATCCAAGCCATCGGTGTTTTGGCGTGAAAACGACTATGGTGACGGGCGCTTGCTGGGTGTGCCGCCACCCACGGTCAAGCTCAAGCTAACCGTGGTTAAAAAAGACCCACTGACCGCCAGCAATATCGGCCCAGCTTTTGATGCCGTGGCCTATGAGTTGTGGGCTGGCATGGAAAAGCTGTTGGTGGCGCAGTGGCAGGGCCAGCACGCCAGCGCTGCACGGCCCGGCTATCTCGATTGCCACACATCAGGCACGGCAGGCTACAGCCTAGGCATGGCCGACGAAGGAAATAAAGCATATCAGGCGCGGGTGTTTGGCACAGCACCCGATGGCGGGCTTGATCCGTTCCTAGCAGTGAGTTTGCCCCAAGCTCGTGCGCTGATGGCTGATCTGGTCAATGTACCGTGGATCAGCAGTGCACTGCCATCGACCACTATGTGGGGCCACACCTTGGGCAGTACGAAGTGTGCGGCCATCGTGTTCAAAGCGTTCTATCCCACATACACCTTTGCTCGTACTGGTGCGGTATGGGATGCGCTGTTGGAAATCACCAAGCCGGGGTTGCTTGATGAGCCGCTGCTATCGGCCCGCGAACTCAATACCATGCTGGATAAGGTGGCAGAGAAGTTCGACATTGCCAAGAGCACCGACTTGGCCCAAGCCGTTGCTCGGTTTAATTTCCGCTACGCTGTCTTGACCAACTTGCTCGATGGCAAGGCTGGAGAAACGACGATCAGCAACATCACCGCCGTCTTGAATAGCAGTGCTGCTACAGATCGTATCAATGCGGCCTACACGGCATTTGCCGGTACGGTGTACGACTTGATGCAGTCTGCTCTGGGGGCGGTGGCTGACCCCGCTAAAGCCCTAGTGGAATCGGGCGATGCGTTGACGCTGTATTCGAGCAACCGGGCCACTGCTGTGGCAGCCATCATTGCTGCTGTGAAACAGGAGTTGACCGGCGGGGCCAGCCAAGTCACTACTCGCCCCATCTCAAGTGCCAAGGCGCTGCTGGATGCCCAAAAGCGGGTGCTGTACAAGGCCGCCAGTGCATCCGAGGCAGGCAAGCAGGCTGCTGTCTATCAAGCCGCCTTGAGCTTGGATTTCACCCCCGTCCTGCGTGCGGTCTATAACGCTACAACCCCAGAGGCATTCGGTGATCTGGTTGATAGCAGCGGGTCTGGGCTGCTGACAAATGCTGGTGGCCGGTTGACAGCCGCCGCTGTGGTGGGGGCTTGTGATTTATTGGAGACAGCCCATGCTGATGTGATGGCTGTCTATGCCGAAGCGATCAACGGGGTGCGCAGTGCGGCATTGGAGTATCTGACCAGTATTCAGGTGGTGGAGCGCCACGGGGATTTGAGTGGCGTTGAGCTGACGGAGACCCGCGCCTACACATGGACGCTGGTCAACAACTGGGGCGAGGAGTCCATGCCGTACCTGCCGGGCAATGGCAACACCGATGCCGAGTTTGAGCTGCTGGAGCTCGATGGCAATGACGAGGTGCTGGTGCAGGCCACCATGCCCACGCCCACAGAAATCACCAACTATGGCTATGCCAAGTGGCGGTTGTACCGCAGCAACTCGGGCAGCCAAGCCAGTGCCTTCCAGCTGGTGTTTGAGAAAGCACTGACAGACAACCCGGTAACGGACAAGAAAAGCAATGCAGCCCTGCTCGAATCCTTGGCCAGCATGACTTGGGAGCCGCCCCCGGTGGTCAATGGCAAGTACCTGCAAGGCATTTGCGCCCTGCCCAACGGGTTCATGGCCGGGTTCATCGACAAGACGGTGTATTTCTCGGAGGTGTTCCGGCCCTATGCTTGGCCGTCCGAGTACACCCACACCTTCCAATACCCGATTGTGGGGCTGGGGGTGTTCGGCCAGACCTTGGTGGTGTTGACGGAGACCGGGCCTTGGTATCTGTCTGGCCCAGAACCGGCCAGTATGAGCAAGGAGGACACGCGCAGCAATCAGGCGTGCGTGTCGGCCCGCTCAATCTGCCCGGTGGATGGCGGGGTGATCTTTGCTTCGCCCGATGGCCTGTGTCTGGCCTCGCCCACAGGGATACAGGTGTTCCTGCCCGCCCCCACGGGCAAGGTGGCGTGGGCAGATATTGATCTGATCCATGTGCGCGATATGCAGTGTGCAGAGCATGACGGGGTGCTGTACTTCCTCTATGGACACCCAGAGGCCAATGGGGCGATGTGGTTGTCGGCCATGCACTTGCAGACGGGCAAGCTGGTCAACGTGCATCTGGGCAATGCCAATCCGCCGGTGCGCGAGCTGTCGGCCATCTATGCTGATCGCAGCACCGATACCCTCTATGGGGTGTTGGCTAGCACGCGCCAAGCGGTCAAGCTGTTCACCGATACCACCCGGCGTCGGTTGGCCAGCTTTCGCAGCAAGCACCTGACGCTGGAGACCTATACCGGGTTTGGCTGGCTGCGGGTGCTGGGCGAGCAAAGCGCTACCGAACCGGCCACGGTGCGGGTGTTTGGCTACGCCATCCGACCCGATGGCACCGAGGTGGAGGTAGCGCTGACCCCGGCGGTGGGCCACTACACGGTGACCAACACCTTGCCGGTGCGGATGCCTGCGGGCCGGTATCTGGAGTATGAGGTGGAGGTGCAGTCCCGTGCGCGCATCACTGGCGTGACGCTGGCGTCGTCCACCGCTGAATTGCAGGCCGTGCCATGAGTGTGCGCAAAACCGGGCTGATGCCGCTGCGCACTCAAGACGCACAGGTCAACCGCTGGGCCGATGGGGTGCTGGAGCAACTTGAGGTGCTGCATGGTGCCCGTGGTGATCCGCTCAACCGTGCCTTGACGCTGCGTGACCTGCAAGCCATTGGGTTCGATGTGAATGTACTGATGGCCAATAGCCGGGGTGGCGGTATCACCGTGCGCCCCGGTGGGGCTGCTGCCGCTGCTGCACCTTTGGTGGATGCAGCTGCAACCAAGGCCATAGAGCGGGCCGACATGGATGCCTTTGCCAAGGCGATCACGGAGACCGCGCTGTTCAAGGACTTGATGGCACCACTCAAGTGGCAGGATGTGCGTGATCCCTCACGCTTTAACTGGGTGCCAGAGCAGCTGCGCCGTGAGCTGCTGACAAGCATTGCCGAAGAAGCATCGCGCCGTGGTACCGACATCACCAAGGTGGAAACCATCGTCAAGGACGGGGCGGCCCGGTTTGCGCGCCAGCTGGAAGAAATCACGGCTGCAATGGGAGAGGCTGCGGCAGGGGTGCGACAACTGTCGTTTGCCTATGCGGATGCCGACCGGGCCATTGCCGGGCAGGTGACACAGCTAGGGGTCAGTCTGGGGAAAAACATTGCCACGCTGGAGCAGTCCCTGAGCACCGAAGTGACCAAGACCACGGCCATTGCCAGCAGCGTGACGACTCTGCAAACACGGGTGGGCACGGCGGAATCGGCTATCTCGAACGAGCAGACGGCGCGAGCCAACGCAGACTTAGCCAATGCCACTTCGATCAATCAGGTGCAGGCCCGGCTCGACAACGGGGATTTTGCGGCAGTAAAAACCCAGAGTTCGGCCACGGCCAGCAAAGTTGCCGGGTACGAAGCACGGTACACGGTCAAGGTCACCGCCGGTGGGGCGTGGGCAGGCATTGGGCTGGCCGCCACAGACAATGGTGCAGGCAATGCCACCAGTGCCATCATCATGGCCGCCGATAAGTTTGCCATCGTGGCCCCAGGCTACAGCGGGGGCATGACCACAGTGCCACCAGCGGGTAGTGTGCCGTTTGGGGTGGAGAACCTACCTTCGGGCGGCAGTCGTATCTACATGGATGCCAATGTGCAAATACGCGGTGGCCTTGATGTGACAGCGCTTTACGGTAGCGGAATTTGGGCAGATGCAGCTGTCTTCACGGTTTATGCCGCCAACCCCTTTGGCGGATTTAGCAGTTATGGTGGCATGAGCCCATCCAGATCCATTGCGGTTGGTAACGACAGTGCTCGACTCTACGCTGGACATTACGGTAAAGCGATGGGCTCTTCGGCATTATCCGTAGGGATCATCGGTGAGGCGGTTGGGCAAGGCAATACATGTGCCGGTATTGTTGGTACGGCCACCGGTGCTAATTCCTATGGAGGCGTCTTCTATGGGCAATCTGTTGATATATCGCTGAGTGGCAGCGGCGTAATTTCTTGGTCTGGCATTCTTGTGCAAAGGCCCAATGGGCTTCAGAATTATTTCTTGAATGGCATTGGTCAATGGGTTAAGCCATTTTCTTCTTTGGCAAAGAGCGACATCACAAGCGCGCTGGGATATGTGCCGCCATCTCCCGCCAGCGTGTCCGATGAGATCACCACCAATACCGGAAACTGCATCAGATACACAGGCGCAACAACGTCAGGCCCGCTCAACTTGGCTGGGTACGCCCAAATTGTGGCTGGCGGTAATTATTACTGGATTCCAATTTATTTATAAGGAAAAACCAATGGCAAATTACAAAGAGCAAATTGCCACCGGCACCACTTGGGTGCGCTGCAAGGCAGTCACCATTGAGAACCCTCTCAACGGCGCAGCACGGGCTACTTTTCAGGAAACACACTGCACCAGTGTCGGCGGTGTCACCAGCGAGCAATTTTCTGGCCTGCTGGGGTTGGAGTTCAAGCCGGATAGCACTGTTGCACTGCGCGACCCACAGACTGGCGAGTTGACGGGTCAGACCAGTACCCACGCCCATGTGTACCAGTTGCTCTACAGCATCTACATGCAGGCAGCACTGGAGCGCGACGCAGCGGCCCCAACAAGCATGGCAGCATGACCAGATGACCGCAGAACTTGATTTTCTGGGCAGCTTATTCAATGGCTCCCCGTTGGCATCCAGCATCGTTGGCACCCGTCCTAGTGCCAGTGGGGCGGGTGCGGCCGGTTTAGCTGCGCAGCGCAGTTTGGTTCCGGAACTGGATGCCAATTGGGCGGATGATCTTTTTAAGCAACAAAGTGAACGCCCAAGCCAGAATGGGCCGCCCGGCACAGGCTGGAGCACATCGGAGGTAAATACCGATGGCATGGATCGCTCCACATGGAAATGGGATTTGGGTGGCAACATGGTTGGTTCGTTCATCAAGCGGGGGGCTGCGGCTACAGGGCTTGACCGGATGTCTTCCCAAGCGCCGGTGTATGGCAACGGGGAATGGTCGGGTGGCCCTAACCCAGACCGATGGGCATCAGACTACAAGGAGTACCAGAAGCAGTTGACAGAGATGGCCCAGCAGTTGGGCATGGATGTTTCCTCGTACTACAACACGGTGGCAGGCAGCACAACAGGCCAAGGCAGCAAAGCGGTGGTGACCCCAGACCAACAGGTATTGGATGCCAATCGGCTGTATGACGCCATTGATGAACGCTACAAGGACGTGTATTTGGTGGGGGGCATGGCGCAGGGCTTGCCGGGCCAGACCGGCAACACCGGGCAAAAAGCAGTGCGCTCTTTGTATATGCGCAATGGGGATAAGTTGGTGCCCCAAGGTGACGCACAGGTGTATGACGCTCCAGAGAATAGCCAGGGTTTCTTTAAGGATGCTGTTCTTCCAGCCTTGCCTATTCTTTTAGCGCCCTTTACAGCTGGAGCCAGTTCTGCCTTGGCCGCTGGTATTCAGTCTGCGGTGCCTGCTTTGGGTGCCTTTGGTTCTGCTGCAGCCGCTGGTGCTTTAACAGGTGGAACTATGAGTGCGCTGACGGGCGGCGACGTGGGCAAGGGGATGCTGACCGGCGGCTTGGTAGGAGGGGTGGGTTCTAGTGTGGCGGGGTCGAGCTTTGCGGGGGCAGCACCCTTTGCAAGGATGGGCACCAAGATGGTGGTGGACGGCATCACGGATCGCACGCCTAGCGGTGCAGGCCCTGCGGACTCAACAGCTACAGCACTGGCCCCACCGACCTTGCAAACCACAGCGCCCACATCTACCCCATCTTCTTCTGAGCAAGGTTTCTTAGATGGCCTGTTTCGTGGTCAGGGTGGCTCGGGCACTGGGTTTATGAACAGTTTGATTGCCAAGGGTAAGACCCTCGGCTCCATTTGAAAACGGGGGTATCTATGGGAATCGGTTTTGCTGATGCGGCACCAGAGGTGTTTGCAGACAAGTACGGTCGCAATATGGCTGGTATGGCGACTCAGGGGATGGAGGCTGCCAATGGCTTGGGCATGAAGCTGGGGGAGTCCTACGCTAATGACTACCAGCCTTATGACAAAAAGTTCATGCAGCATGTGGACATGCTGGGGTCTGATGCCTATAAGGCGCAGCAGCGGGGCCGGGCCGTTGCCGGGGTACAGCAGGCATCAGATCAGCAGCTGGGCCAGATGGAGCGGCGCATGGCATCGATGGGCATGGCTAATCCAGCCCTGATGGCCAAGATGCAAAGCCAGACGGCAGCCCAAACTGCCTTGGGCCAGTCTGCTGCTGCCATGGACAGTGACCAAAAGGCACGGGGCGAATGGGTACAGGGCATTGGGGCGATCAATACGATGGGCCTCAAGACCGGTGAGTTGGGTACCAAGTATTTGCAGATGGGCAGCGAGCTGGGCAAGGTGGGGCTGGCCGGTGCAGACATGGGGGCTGGTGCTGCGGCAAGAAAGATGCAGGCTGATGCCTCTATGGCCAGTGCTGCCGCTGCGGGTTCCAATGCTTCGGCCAGTGCGCTCAATGCCCAAACCAATGCAACCAAGACGGCTAATGACTACCAGTTGGGCTTGGGGTCGCTGGCCGCACGGATGCACGAGATCAACACCGGCAATACGCTCAATCAAGCCAAGCTCGATGTGTTGAAGGGGCAAAGCAGCCTACCTAGTCAGGTGGCATCGACCGGACTGGGCATCTTGGGCAGTGCGGCCACCTCCTACTTTGCCAAGAACGGCTTGAACGGTATGTCGAATTTGTTGGGCACTGGTGGGGATTTTTGGGACTTTCTCTCAAGCAATGAGAGTCTGGGTCTGTCCACCGAAGAATTGATAAGCGCATTCTGAATTTCTGAGGAATAACTGTTATGGCCTTTTATTTAGACCCTGCTGCCATCAATCGCGGCACCACCATGTACGAGCACGCAATCTCCAGTAACCGTCAGGAGGAGATCGACAAACGGGAGCGCATCAGATTTGAAGATGAGCAGATGCGCAATCGGGCGCTGGACGGTGCCATGCAGAAGGCATCGAAACTGTATGGCGGCCCACTGGAGGCAGACGACGGCAAAGAGGTTTCTTTTTTGCAGCAGTTCAACACCCCCAATGGGATTGGTTTTAGCGCGCAGAACAAGCCTGCCCCTGCCGATGGGCAAGGTGGTGGCAGTGCGCCAGCGCAATCTCCAGTACAAGCCAATCCGGTGGAAGATGCGCAGTCCAATCCAGCAACGAACAACATCCTGACCCCTCCCTCGGAGCCGCAGCAGGGGGCTGCTGGTGTCATTGAAGCCCCTGAAGCCCCTAAGCAGCATCCGGCGATTGGCCCGATTCAGAAGCGGTATGAACGTGAACGCGCCCGTTTACAGATCCTGGCAGAGGCTGCTGCGGCGAAGCGCGATGTCGTGGCTATGGATGGATTAGGCGCGAAAATGGAGGCGCTGAATTCAGATTTTTCCTACGCCAAGATGGTGGGCGTCACCATGCACACGATAAAAAACAATCCGCAGTTTGGCACGGACTTGGCCAAGCGACTGACCGAGAACAATAACTATGGAGAATTGGCGGCAGACTTTGACCAAAAATACGGCGTAACCACCTTGAAGATCAAGGACACAGGGCGGGAGGTGCGCTTGGCCCCGCACCAGTTGGGGGTGATGGTGGCCGCTTTGCAAGACATGGAGAATGGCAACTATGAACGGGGCTATAAGAACCTGACCTTAATCGACAAAGAGGTTGCCGAACGTATCCAACGGGGCAATGAGCTGCAAAAGAGCGTGGTGGTCAACAATAACGATGCGGCGGCTAAAAACGAAGCTATCCGGCATACCCGTGCTGCGGATGGTATATCTGCTGCCAAACAGAACTTGGAGCAGCGGGAATTTGATGCCAAGAAGCCAGTCTATGATGTCGCGGCGCTGGATGCCAGTATCAGTATCGAGAAGGCCAAGCATGACCCAGACAGCCCAGAGTACAAGGCGCTCCAAACTCAGCAGAATGCCCTGAGAGATGCGAAAAACTCATCACCCGAACTGAAGCACGCACAGGAGTTGGTACGTTTGGGCGTGGTGCCTGATCTGAAGTCTGGGTATGAAATGGCGCTGACGAGAAAATCGAAGTCAGCCCGGGATTTCTACACCGACCTACTGATCTCCAAGGGTGAAGGCGGTTTGGGCCGAACCCCTGAGGAGGTGGACAAGATCATGCTGAATGTTTATGGCGATGGCTGGATGAAGCAGGTCAGGGGTGGTGCAGCATCAGCACCGGGGGCTGCGCCTGCTCCTGCCAGTGGGGGCAAGCCAAGCACCGGCAAACCGATCTCCAACACCATTGGTCAACCGCTCAAAGATGTAACACCGCAAGCTATTGCAAATACCGCTAGGCTGTGGGGCGTGTCTGAGGACGAAGTTAAGCGGAGATTGGGGATGTGAGCCTGCACTATCAGAGCTTTGCCTTGATGCCTGCTTGCTTCAAAATGGCATTGGCTGTGTTGCGGGTGTTTACCGTCACTGCTACAGGAAAGCGTGCGCCGTTAATGGGGCTTTCCCAAAATTCATGGCTACCCTTGCCCTGTCGGATCATCACGCAGCCATGTTGCAATAGCAGCGCCCGCAGTTGCGGGTAAAAGCCGGAACCCATCGCTCAGAGTGCAACGCGCTGCTGGGCGGATTGCACCAAGTCAAACCGAAGCCGGACAGAATCGGCATCCATCGGCAGATCGTTCAACTCGATCAAGTCAGGCACCAACAGCCAAGTGCGTTCCGTCAACTCGTCTAGCGTCTTGGCCTCCGTGACCAGGTTCAGCGCGTCGCATTCTGCCGTGTAGTACCCATCGCTGAAAGTGACCTCTACCGTAAGCGGAGGGTTCAGTCGATCAAGGCGTTTTTTTACAGAGCCCAACAGATCGACCACGGTTCTTCCAAAGTGTTCATCGGCACGGGCTGTGGCAGCGGAATACCAGCGCAGCAAAGTGCTTACGCGAAAGCTGGATTCGCGCAAATCATCGCTGTCCACGTCCGTCAAGTCGCTCAGAGAGTGCAGCAGACTGCCCGCTGCATGGAAATGAACCGCCGGGCCAATCTCACTGTCGCCCATCACTGCGGCGCGCTTGTCGTGGCTGTCACTTAACAAGGAAAGCCCGTGCTCAATGAACTGCACCCCCAGCGCCTGAATGCGCGGCGTAAAGCAAGAAGTGATGGCTGCGAACAGGTCATCTTTGGAGACAAACAAATCACCACTGCGCAGCACAAAGCGCACAGGCAACTCACCAAAACTGGCAACAAAAAAGCTCATCGGGCCATTATCACACCCCCCGAAAGACTGTGCTAACCCAGCTCGGTCAGCCACTGCTACTACCTGAACAAAACGCAGTGCAGCCCGTCACGCTGGCCGGATGGGAATGCAAAACCTACTGGGGGGCTACTTTAATGCTCTGGTTATGACTTCCGGTACCTGCTCAACGCCTAACAGGCAATCGGCTGGCAATAGTTCGCTTGCCTCCCTAAGGGTGGCCTGCATTTCGGAAATGGTAGTTCCTTGCTGAAATTGAAACACAACAGCCGGTACCCCCGTAGTCATAGCTGACCCCCGTGCAACGCACAGCAAAAGAGCATCTTCAAAGCTAATTTTTTTGTTCTCAGCAACCTCGCCTACAAGAAACTGGATGCTTGACGATAGCTTTCCAAGCGATTCAGTAGAGGCACCACGAAGATCGCTCAACTCCTTTGTCAGGCGCTCAATCTCCTTGGCACCGAGGTCTTTGGATCCATCCACATCAATGTAGCCAAGAATCGTTGCCTTCAGGCGAGCAACAATTTCAGAGTTCATGCTGCGGCCAAGCTGCTTGGCAGAGGCTTCGATGTGGTCTTTTAGTTCGGCAGGCAGCCGAATCTTCATTTGTGGGTCTTCACGGCTCATGTACGAATGATAAGCCACAGTAGATCATGGGGTCTTTTAGAGATAAACCTAAGTGGTGCATAATCAAACCAATAGACCACGGTGGTCTATTTTTTTGAGGTATCAAATGAACCACTCTACTGATGTGCAAATGAAGATTCGCATTGATAAGGAAGTCCACGCATGGCTCAAGAAGGCCGCGCAGCAGCAAGAACGCTCCGTTACATGGATTGTGAACAAGCTGATTGGGCAGGTCAAGGAAAAGCAGGAGGTTTGTGGTGCAAAGCAAGCCTAAGAAAAAAACCACAAATACACCACAAAACATGACCCACACCATCACCATTGGCACCATCGCCACGCCCGTTATCGGCTACAAGGGGCAGCGCGTTTGCACTACGCAACAACTCGCTGAACTTTACGGATGCACAGAGAAAAATCTGAGTGTCAACTTTGAAAACAACCGCAACCGGTTTGAGGAAGGGAAGCACTTCATCAAGCTGCAAAACGATGACTTGAAGGAGTTCAAGAACCAACCCAATATTGTTGGGTTGGTTGCCAAACGAGCAGCACACCTCATCCTTTGGACAGAACGCGGCGCTGCCCGTCACGCCAAGATGTTGGAAACGGATCAGGCTTGGGATGTGTTCGAGCAGATGGAGGATAGCTACTTTGCCCAGATGCTGACCCGCGCCCCAGTGGTCGATGGCCACGAGCGCAGCACTAAGCACGACCGCCTGCCGCTGTACCACTTTGCCATCGACACCGTGGTTAAGCACCACTTGATGTTCAACAAGGTCTATACGCTGCTAAACCTGTTCGCGGGGTCGTACTGTTTCAAAGATATGTCCAAGGAGCAAACCGCTGAAGTGGCTGACTTCTGCGACCGCTTCGCCCTTGGTCAGGACACGCGCAACGACTGGCAGCGCATCACCAGCAACCAAGCAAAACTGCACGGCACGCCGCCGCAACTTGACATGGTGGAAAAGCTGTTGTTCTCATGAGCCGCAACAGCGCAAAGAAAAAAGCCCCAGCGCTTAGACCCGCTGAGGCTTTGATTGTCAACAACCGAAACAAAAAGGTATCAACATGAGCCATTCTATCCAAACTACCGGCAGCAACGCTGCACTCATCCCAGTTTTTAACGACACCATCGGCGGTGAAGTGATTCAGCTTTGCTGCGCTCGCGCTCTGCATAGCTTCATGAGCGTGAAGCGGGATTTCACGACTTGGATCAAGGGCCGCATCGCCAAGTTCGGCTTTGTTGTAAACGAGGACTTCATCACGGTAGAGAATTTGAGCTCCCCCGATTTGGTGAGCTCAAAAGCACGGGCGCAAAAACTGACCGACTACCACCTGACCCTCGACATGGCCAAAGAGTTGAGTATGGTGGAGAACAACGCCAAGGGCCGCGAAGCCCGGCGCTACTTCATTGCTTGCGAACGTCAGGCGCTAAAGGCAACTGCTACCTACCAACCTCACGGCGACAGCATCAACGTAGCCGCCCTACTGCTGTCCGGCCAATGTGACCCCAAGCCCCTGACGGCTGCCCAGCACACACTGATTGACCAAACCGCCGGGCGCTTGGTGGGCGAAGCTTATCCACTGATTCGCGCCCACTTAGAGCGCCGGGTGGCTTGGAACACCAATGCCGCCCACTTGAATGACCCGGATAACGAAGTCATCAAAGGCGTATTGGGTAAAGCCGCGCTAGGCAATTGCTTGGCGCACCACTACCACCAAGAACTAGGGGCTGTGCGGGACATGCTGCGCTACATCCAAACCAAAGCGCATCAAGCCCTCGGTGGCATCGACCAGCAATTGGGCCTAGCCCACTAAGCGCCCCGTTTAACCCCCCGGCCCGCCCCGTGCGGGCTTTTTCTTGTTCAACGAGGCGCAAGGACAGCCACCAAGCATGGCAGCCTTTGAAGGTTCAACCAAAGGTTTGTTATGGCACGGGACTTGTTTGCTGAGTTGGGGATTGAGGTCAGGGGGTCTGATGGGGGTGATACCAAGCTCTCCCCGGAAGATGCCATCAAGAAGGTGGCGCAGGAGACGGGCTACAGCTCTGATTTTTTGCTGGGGCTGGCCAAGCTGGAAACCCGTGGCGGGGCTGCAACGATCAAAGGTGATGGGGTGGACACCCACAATCTGTTCAACATCAAGGATTTTTCCAAGGATGGAACAGGCATCCGGGCCACTGACAAGGCGGAGGGATCGAATCATCGTTACCGCCAATACACTGACTATGAGGAGTCGACTCGGGATCTGGTGCGGCTGCTGGATCGCAAATACCCCGATGCGCGGGTAGCTGAAACGCCGCAAGAGTTTGCACAGGCCTTAAAAGCTGGGGGCTATGCCACTGACCCCGCCTACGTGAACAAGTTGACACGCACGATTGGCACGGCGCAGGGTGGTTCTGATTTGTCGGGTGGTTCCTCGCAGCAAGCACCGGGCACTGCGGGGCGCGACGTGTTTGCCCAGTTGGGGATTGATCGCAACCGCCCGGCTGGTGGGCGCGATCTGTTTGCTGAGGCGGGTATTGATCCCAAAGCGCCGTGGGATGGTGGTGGGCGAGACCTGTTTGCGGAGGCCGGCATTGACCCGAAGGCACCCATGCCAGGGACTGCGCTACAGAAGGCTGGGGACTATGCCGGTGCAGTGTCGAGTGGCATTGGTACCGGCGTTTTGGGCATCCAAGGCGGCATTGGCAAGTTCTTGCAGGCACCGGCGGCTAACGCTTTGGCGGGTGTGACGGGGGCTGCTGCACTGGCCGACCAGGGCATGACATGGCTGGCCAATAAGCTGGAAGGCATGGATGCCAAGGCGAACCCAGATATCCAGCAGACTGCACAGATGGCATCGCAGTTTGCCGCTGAACAACGCCTAGAAAACGCCAAGGTGGGCGAAGATGGGGGCTGGGCCAACCCCATGACCATGATGGCCCGGATGGGCTTAGGCCTGCAAGAGGATGCCCGCAGTCGCACCCAAGCCATCATGGCAGCGGATGCGGCCACAAACCCTGAACTGTTGCGACAACAGCAGGCGACGGCACAAGCCGAGGGGTTTGTGGGCAACCTGAAAGCCATTGCAGACAACCCGATGGCCTTCACCCACACGATGGCCCGCTCGGTGCCCGATATGCTGATGGGCGTGGGTATGGCGCGTTTGGCCGCCGGTGGCAAACTGGCGGCAGCGACCAATGCTGGTGATGCGGCTGCAGCGGGCATAGCCAAAGCGGGTGGAACGGCAGCAGCACAGGCCGAAGCGGCCGCCGCAGCAATGGCACCGCTGCAACAGCAGGCCGTGGCTAGGGCTTCTAGCGCTGGCCTTTTGTCAGAGGCAGCCTCATCGGGCATGAATGCCTCGGAGGGGATTTATCAGCAGGTGATGGGGATGCCGCTGGATAAGCTCGCCGCATCCTCAGATCGGTACAAAGAGCTGATGGCGGAGGTCAAGAATCCGTATAAGGCCCGTGAACGGCTGGCCAATGAGTTGGCCGACCAGGCAGCACTGCCCTCGGTGGTGGTCACAGGCCTAGGGACAGGCATCACGAACAAGATATTCGGTGGCGATGCCACGGCTAAAACGGTGGCCGGTGTCGAGCGCTTGACCGGCAAGGAGCTGGCTAAGCGGGCTGGCCAAGACACGGTGGAGGAGGTGATCCAAGGCGTACCGGAGGATACGGTGCAGCATGGTGCCGTGGTGCAGGCAGATCCCTCTGCCAAGCTGGATGTGGGGGGTGCTATTGCCCAAAATGCTGCGGCTGGTTTGGCAATGGGCGGGGGGATGCACGGCTTTGCTTATGGCAAGCAGGTGCTGGGTGATGGGCGCGCCCCAAGTTCAGATGCTCGGACATCAGCGCCGGATGCCACGCTAGCCCCCGATACTGCACCTGCCACCATCGCACCGAAGACATTAGCCCAGCGCATTGCAGAAGCAGAGAATCTGGTTCGTGGTGGCAAGGATGGCGGTGGGTTGCTGGATACGCTGCGTCAGGTAGATGGTGGCCCTCAGGCAGTGCAGGAACTGATTACGCTGCTGAACACTGCCAAAAACCCACAGCAACCGCCTAAAGTGCGGGAACAGGCCATGCAGGCTATTGAAGCGCAGATCGCACCCGCACCAGAGGCTGCGCCTGAAACGCAAGCGCAGGATTCTGGAACCCTTGGGCCAAATTCTGAGCCGCCTGCACAGAATCCTGAGGCGCAAGCGCAGGCCTCTGCGGAAGCTGCAGAAAAGGCCCTCAAGCAGCCTGTGGCTTTGACCGCATTGGATCGGGCGGTGGAATTGGATGCCGAGTTGATGAGTGTTCGGGAGCGGTTGCAGGATGAGACTCCAGAAAACGGCTATGGCCCCGCTTTTGACCAGTCACGCCAAGAGTTGGCAGCCAAGGCGGCTATGCTGGAGCAAGAACGTAACCAAATTGCAGCGACATGGCCACAAGCGGCCAAGGGAGCACCCACCTCTTTTAGTACCGAATCGGGTGTGAAGCTCGATGGTGTCTATGCGCTGATGAGTGCAGACGATCTGATCACATCCCATATTGAGGGCTCGTGGCCCAATCCGCTGTACCCACAAGAGTTACAGCCACGCGACCGCAGCCGACGTGCCAGTGAATTACAGGTGTCGGGCATTGTGCAAAAGTTAGACCCAGCACGGCTGGGGGCATCTGCGGACGCTGCCACGGGTGCGCCGATTGTGGGGGCAGATGGATTGGTGGAGTCTGGCAATGCCCGAATGATTGCCCTGAAGCGCGTATACCACCAAGCTAACGGCCAGAAGGCCGAGAACTACAAAGCATTTCTGCGAGACAAGGCTGCCCAGTTTGGTATTGATCCGGCCACAGTGGATGTGACGCCCAAGCCGGTATTGGTGCGGGTGCGCTCCACGCCCGTCAACCGGGCTGAGTTTGCACGCCAAGCCAATGCCAGCACGGTGCAGCGCATGAGCCCCAGCGAGCAGGCCAAAGCGGATGCTGCCCGGCTCAATAGCCTAGAGGGTCTCAACCCCACGGAGGATGGCGATTTTTCTAACAGCCGTGACTTCATTCGCCAGTTCAGGAGCACGTTACCCATCACGGAACAAAGCGAGATGATGGAGGCCGATGGGCGTTTGTCCGCTGCTGGGTACCGGCGCATTCAGAATGCAGTGCTGGCCAAGGCGTATGGGGATTCGCCCACCTTGCGCCGGATGACCGAGAGCATGGACAACAACTTGCTCAATATCAGCAAGGCTCTGCTGCGAGTAGCACCGACCATTGCATCTGCGCGTGAGCGTATGGAGGCAGGGGCCTTGCATCAGGGGGACATTGCACCCGACTTGGTGCAGGCGGTGGAGGGCTTATCTGCCTTGCGCGATAAGGGTTGGACGGTGGCGCAGGAGTTGGCGCAGACCGATTTGACGGGGCAGAAGTACTCGCCAGAGACAGCAGAACTCATGCAGTTTTTGGCAGATAACACGCGCAGCCCACGCCGCATTGCAGAGTTTTTCCAGCGCTATTACGAGGCGCTGGAGCAGGTTGGAGACCCACGGCAATCGTCAATCCTTGGCGATGCGGGGCCTGCACCATCACGATCCGATTTACTGACACAAGCCAGAGAGGTAGCGCCAAATGACAACCCTAACCAAGACCCCCAGCGGAGAGTCGATAGAGAAAGTTCGTTCTCTGATGGACAAGGTGGACAGCAATCCACGGATACGCAGGGCTTTGATGGCAGCCCTGAAGGCGATGCAGCTACCAGACCCGATGCCACAGCAGGACAGCCGGGAGCAGCAGAAGGCCAAACCACAGTCGATGGCAACAGAGAATCAGTAGAAGCGCCCCTAGGATCTGACACACGGTTGGCTATAGGCGTCGCCGGTTCTGTCGATGGTGTGTCTGGCGTCCCATTGCAGGATCTGCAAGCCTTGGCTGATCGGCTGAAGGCCAAGATGCCGAATATGCCCAAGGTGAATGTGTTGGCTGACCCATCCAGCGCACCTTACAGCCTGATGGAATACATCAACCGGCAAGATGCCTGGTATGACGTTCAGGGGGCGATGCACGAAGGTGAGTTCTACCTGTTCGGGTCTGGCCTGCAAAGTCTTGAGCAGGCTGAGCATGTGCTGGCAGAGCATGAAGCGGCCCACTTTGGGTTACGGGCCGTACTGGGTGCGGATGGCTTGAAGTCCGCCATGCAAATGGTCTGGGTCCACAACGCCAGTGTACGAAAACAGGCCTCCAAACTGCAAGAGCGGGGCCGTCTTTCAGATGCTGAAGCCACGGAAGAGGTGATTGTTGACATTCCGACCAAGGAACTGGCCCAGCTCAAGGGCTGGCGCAAGGTAGTGCTAAAGGTGCGGGATTTTCTTGATCGCCGTGGCTATGAGAAGCTGGCCGACCGCCTCACTACTTGGCTGAATGGCTCTTTGGATGAGCAGCAACAGGCTGACTGGTTTGTAGCCGATCTGGTGCGCGCTGCACGCGATTATGTGGCGGGCCAGCGCGACGGGCAGCCATCAGGGTATGTGGGGGCCACGCGCTTGTCTCGGCTGAAAGAGTCTGCTGCGAGCACGTCTGCACCCATTGCACTCTCTCGGGCGCATGGGGGCAAAGCATTTAATGAAGGCAGTGCCACGGTGATTGGCACCTTCAAAAATGATATTCCTATGAAGGCGCACCCAGATTACAAGGCAGCCAAGGGAGGTGACCTCATGGCTGCCGCCGCGCTGGTGCAGGATCTTGTGAAGCCAGAAGATTTGCAATCGGCCCATGAAAAGTTTGGATCGGATGTGGTGTTTGTTCCTGTTCATGCCGAAGAGGCCACAGGGCGCAACCAAATCCCTAATGCCTTGGCCATGATGTATGCCGACCATTTGGGGGCACAAGTGGATACCAGCCTTACACAGGCCAACCGTGCATTTCACACTGGGGCAGGCGCGATGGAGCGCTTGCTGGCCCGTGCTGAGTTTTCAGGTTATGTTGAGCCTGGCCGACGCTATGTGCTGGTGGATGACGTCACCACCATGGGTAGCACTTTGGCCGATTTGGCAGCCTATATTCAAAGCAGTGGTGGTGATGTGGCTGGCTCCGTGGTGTTGGTCAATGCCATGCGTGGGGGTAAAATTCAAGCTGATCGCAAAACCGTCAACCAACTGGAGGCCCGTCATGGAGAAGTCATCCGCGAACTCTTCGGCTTTGGCCCCCAGCAGCTTACCGCCGCAGAAGCCCAGTACCTCATTGGCTTCCGATCGGCTGACGAGCTCCGAACTCGAGTCGTTACAGCAAAACAAGCGCGAATCGATCGCCTCGCTTCAAAAAATATTCCCCAACGCGCGGATTCACCAAGCTCCGGTTCCCGCCTAAGTCGCAGTTCCCCCGAGGCCCCCGCACCCACAACAGCTGCTGAGCGTGCCGATAAACTGATTGGCAAGCCTGTGGGCCGCGCCGCGCCCTTAGATAGGGTAGCCCATGCCATTACCCGCACCACCGGTGTTGAGCGGGTGACTCGCAATGTTTACGACAAGGCGGCTGTCCTGCTGGAGCGCCTGATTCCTGAGCGGGTTAAGGCGGGTGTCGTTTCAGATTACGGGGTACCTGAAGCGGTGATTGACCAGCGCGCTTTACTCCAAGGCCGCCAGCGGGTGCAGCTGCGTAAGACAGGTGCCCTCGTCGAAAAGCTGGCCACCTTGACGCGGGCTGAGAGCCGGGTGGCCTATGAGTGGATGAATATGAAGGAGGGGGCTGACGCGGCCGCTTATGACTCCGTGATGCAGGGGCTGCCCCAAGAGTCGGTCAAGGTGCTCAAAGAAGTGCAGCAAATGATCGACAAGCTAAGCCGTGAGGCGGTGCGCCTTGGGCAGTTGTCCCCAGAGGCGTACGAGCGGCATAAGTTCGCCTACCTGCATCGATCCTATGAAAAGTACACCTTGGGCCTGAGCGCCGAGGAGAAAGCCGTGCGCTCACGGGCTATTGCGGTTTTAGGGGAGCAATATCAAGGCCGGGGCCTGAGCGAATTTGCCTCTATGGCTGAGATACGCAATGTCGCTCCTGAATGGTGGGGGCGCAAGGTGGTGCCCTACAAAGTCGATACATCTCTGAAGGGGCAGAAGTTCATCCGCCTAGAGCGGCGCGCGCCGTCAGGTGAAGGGATAGAGCCTTTGCCGGGCATGGAGAGTAAGCAACCGGGCAAGTTACAGGAGGTGGTGTACTGGCCTGCTGGCGAACCTGTCCCCAGCAAGTACAGCGACAAGCTTAGTGACTGGTCGCAGGCAGGAACATGGGAAGTGCGCGACACCCAAGCAGGGAAGGTGGTGCTGTGGCGCGACTTTACCAAGAATGAGCGCACCCAGATGGGGGAAATTGACGAGGCCCGGTTTGCCATTGCCAAGACGCTCCAGATGATGATCCACGATGTGGAGGTGGGACGCTATTTGGAGTGGATGGCCCAAAACTATGGCAAGAAAGACGGTGATCAGGTAGATGGCACTGTAGTGGATGCCTCTGAGCGGATGCGTGACACTTTTGCCACCAATGAATGGGTGAGGGTTCCAGATGTGAAGATACCCGGCACAGAGGTGCTCAAGTATGGCAAGTTGGCCAACCATTATCTTCCTGGCCCGATTTGGAATGATGTCCGTCAAGTGGTTGCTGGTGGGCGCTTCAAGCCGTTTGGTGAGACTTATGCCAAAGTGTTGTCGCTGTGGAAAACCAGCAAGACGGCACTGTCGCCCAGCGTGCACATGAACAATGTCATGTCTAACTTTGTGATGGCTGATTGGCATGATGTGGGGGCCGGCCATGTGACCAAAGCCTTGCGCATTTTGCTTTCTACTAGCCAAAAAACAGGCGGCATTACTGACCGTGAGGCGGCACAGGAGGTGCTGAATCGGTATCAGGACAGTGGTGGTGATACCGGATCGTGGGCCACCCAAGAGATTGCCAACGAGCAGTTGGAGCCGCTGCTGGCGGCGCTGGAGAAGGAGCTTGGGCAAGACGATGGCGGCGGTATGCAGGCGCAAATAGGCGTGATGGCAGCGCTACAACACGCTAGTCATGGCAGATTTTCCGATAGCTGGGCTGCTGCTGTGGCCAGCAAACCGGGCAAGGGGATGGGTAAAGCGGCTAAGGCGATGATTGACATCTACCAAGCTGAGGATGATGTGTTTCGGCTGGCAGCATGGCTCAAGGCCAAGGAGGATGGCTTAGATGACATGGCCGCTGGCAAGGTAGCGCGCAAATCGTTTTTGGATTACAGCATCAATGCGCCATGGATCAGTGCCATGCGCCAGTCGGGGTGGCCATTTTTGGCGTTCACTTATCGGGCAGTGCCGATGCTGGCAGAGATTGCCGCCAAAAAGCCGCACAAGCTGCTCAAGCTCATGGCGCTGGCCGGTGGGCTGAACGCGCTAGGGAACATGCTGGCTGGTGGCGATGATGACAAGGAGCGCAAGCTGCTACCAGAAGAGAAGGCGGGTGCTATTTGGGGCATGGTGCCCAAGCTGATTCGTATGCCGTGGAATGACGCCCACGACTCGCCCGTTTATTTGGACATTCGGCGCTGGATACCGGTGGGTGATGTGTTTGATGTCGGCCAAGGGCATTCAGCCATTCCGATGTTGCCGGGGTTGATGCCTACGGGGCCATTGGCCATGTTGTTTGAAGTGGTGTTGAACAAGACGAGCTTCACCGGCAAGCCAATCACACAGGAGACGGATAGTGTTGCCCAGAAGACCGCTAAGTTGGCAGACTACTTTTATAAGGCGTTTGCACCCAATTTGCTCTTACCCAATCCGGTTGGCTGGGCACTAGAGGAGGCGTCGGGGGTCAAGAATGCTGGACAGACATACGCATGGTCTTCGGTCATCGATGCTAAGCATGGCCGCACTGATGGCTTTAGTCGTGAGCAGTCGGTAGCGCAGGCCATTGCTTCATCGGCTGGGGTGAAGTTGGGGAGCTATCCGGCTGATGTGCTGCGGCGCAATCTTATCAAGGAGGCTGAGGCCAAGGCGCGCGAGATTGACCTGAATATCTCCCAGCTGCGGCGTCAGTACCAGACCCAGCGGATTAGCCGCGATGAGTACCAGGCGCAGGTGCAGCAGGAAGCAGAGAAGAAGCGCGATGTGATGCAAAAGTTGAGCAAGAAGCTGCAATAA